AGAAGTAGGGGTTTTGAAGTAATATAATTAATGAAATAGTTTGAAAATATATTATATTACTTTGGAAAAAAAGTTTTTTGTTTGGAGTAAAGTTCATATATTTAGTTCAAATTAAAAATCAAAAGCTATGAAAAACTTAAGTCGCTTTATCGCCGTTGTACTTTGTCTAGTAACCTGGTACCAAATGTTTATGGACATGTCAAATGAGGGTTTAATCATTGGATTCTTTACTCTATTTGGAGCAATACTCTTTATGTGCTTCTCAATTATGGCCGAACAAAAGGAGCAGATAGAGAGATTAAGGAAAGGGATTGATGCTTATCAGAAAAGTATGAAATATCTTAAATAAAGTTGCCTGATTAGTTTGGAGTACTTATCTTTAGTGCAAACAAAACAATAGAAGTTATGCCAAGAAATTCATTAGAAATGAGAGCTATGACTCTCGACGAAGTAAGAGCTGCAGCACCTCAAGCTTTTGCAGCTGCCCCGCGTCCGGGCCTTTCTGCTAGGTATGCCTTTCTTCCTACTAGTAGAATTATAGAGGATATGAATCGTTTAGGATGGAGTGTATGTATGGCAAAGGCTAACCGTTCACGTACACAGATCAATCAAGAGTTTGGTAATCATGTTATCAAGTTCTATCATCCAGAGATCTTTATTCAGGATCAAGGAGGGAATGTAGAGAGCTACATAAATGTAGTAGTGATGAACAATCATGCTGGAGTAGGTACTTTTAAATTCGAACTAGGTATCTTTCGTCTAGTATGCGAGAACGGATTAGTTATAAAGGATACTGATATGGGATCTTTTAATCTCCGTCACTCAGGCTATTCATTTGATCAGCTGCAGGAGACTATGAATACTGCGATCGAACGTTTGCCTGATTTAGTAGGAAGGATTAATCAGTATAATATGATCACCCTTACTCCGACCCAACAAAAGGAATTTGCTAGACGTGCTATCGCTCTCAGAAGCTATTCCGATCGTGTACCGACCGATGCTGAACTTGCTGACTTTCTAGCACCTCGCCGTACTCAAGATCAGGGAGATAGTTTGTGGGTAGTAATGAACAGGATTCAAGAGAGTGTCATTAAGGGAGGCTACCATATGGCCAATGCGAGAGGTAATCAACGTAAGGCTAAGTCGATCCGAAACATTCAAAAGGATATAGAGGTCAATCAAGCCATCTGGGAATTAGGAATGGAATATGCTTAATGCTTGCTTTGGTTTTAGCAGGGAGGTCTGTAAAAAGATTCTCTCTGCTTTTTTTTAAGAAAAAGTTGCTATTGCTTAAAAAAGTTCGTATCTTTCACACCCATAAAAATTAATGTTATGAAAATTAAATCAACTGCTTACCCAGAGAAGCCTCTGAGCGAAAGCGAATGGATGAAAGAATTTAATGTAGGTAAAAGTATCCCTAAGTACGAAGGAAGGGATAGAGCTAGGATGATGATGAACCAATGGATAGCTGAAGGCAATGAGGATGGCTTCAGGGAGATGATAAAGCATCTAAAGGTACCAGACCTAGTATAAAGGAGGAACTAAACACCAATCATAGTTATGAAGAAGATCAATTCAATGTCCCTATTACGGGGCGAGTCTCTGATCGCCGCAGGCGAGGAGAATGACTGTACAGTCTATGCAGTAGCAACAGCCTTTGGAATGGAGTACGATGCCGCTCATAAAGAGGTGGCCGATCGTATGAAGCGCCAAGAAGGCCAAGGAGTGGCTAGGAAGAATGTCCTAGAGGCTCTAGAGGAAGGTACTGTATTGAATGGCAAAACCGTTACACGTGTTATCAAAACACCTACCAAGACTTATAAGGTGTATGGTAATACTATCCCAAGACAGGTACGCCTTAGCTCTTTTGTTAAAGAGAATCCAGAAGGTACTTACCTAATCCTTACTAGAGGGCATGCTCTCACGTTAAAGGATGGAGTACTGATGGATAATCGTAAGGAGACTAAATCTAGGGCTCTAGTATCGGTGGCTATCAAAGTAGACTAAGGTCTACATGTCATTCCCGTATCCTATCTTCTTCTCGGAGGGACATCTGGTTTCACTTGCACTCAACTGACTGCACACTGCCGTCACCTGACAGCATCCTATCACCACTGTAATTACAGCTACTAACAGGGTATATGCATATCAGCGGAGCGTGAGTGAAGGGATACCCTCCGGGAAGTTTTTAGGTTAAACTAAAATATATATCATTATAACTTATTATATTTAGGTCTATGAAAAATTTAAACAAAATCGAGTTGTTGATTATCCTTGTTACTGTCGTTTGTATCTTCTTTAGCGAGTATCTATTTGTCGTTAAGAACGAACCCACCAAGGCCATCTTTATTGGGTTGTGGCCACCAACTATCTTGGGACTATTGAATTATGTCAATTTAAAAAGAAAGTAAGATGGAAATTATAGTTTTGTCGTCCATTGTAACGGTTTTATTTATTGTCTTTGGTATTCTAGTGTATAGAGAGTTTTCAAAACCAGAAACAAAGGTTTTCGATATTGAGAATAGTCCGCGTGCACAGTTCATTAGGTATATAGGTAAGGTCTTTGATCAGGCCGATTACCGTAATTCTACACCCCAGGTCAAGGAAATGATTTTAAACAATATTAGAACCGTAGTATCGGATATGGAATCCGAGGGCGTGTATTTTTCACCCGAAATAAAGGAAGAGCTCAAAAAGAGAAGGGAGGAGATAACTTGCGAATATTCCGGCCTTCCTTCTGTTAAGTCGTATATAGAGTAGTATTTTTCAGGTATGTGGAGTAATCGGTATGTTCGGAGTCTCGTGAAAATAGGTTACCCCTTCATCTTTAGGGGGGAGTATTGTTGTATAACTCGTTTAAAACCATGGGGTTTTGAGTATAGTACTATGGAGAAACCTTTAGGTAACTATATGAGTTTCAAGTATTTCCAAACCATTCCACACTTTCGTTCGAAGTTTAGACCTCAAGATTTCCGGCAAAAAAGTTTGGATTTCCAAAAGAAACCTCTACCTTTATGGGAGCAGGTAGTGATAAACTTGCTAGAAAAATTTCCGCGAAAGTAAAAAATATATATTATGGTAGGACTTATGATCTTTCAAATCTCCGTTTTCCTTGTCGGATTTACGGCCATGGCATGGGTATTGAAATTATTTAGATCCTCATTTGATACCAAGAAGGAGTATAATACCCAGATGCTAACCTCCCTTCTATTCTTTATTCTTACCTCTTATCTCTCCCTTTACATATGCTAAAGCGTATTACTGAGGAAGAGGCACTAAATTATTCCCCTCTTATTCCGGGGGATCCTTTATTATGTCATAAGGCCCACGCCTTCACCCTCACTCGTGATCCTAAAGATCCTAAGTGGGAGATCGTGACCTATTATACTGATAATTCTCTCCCTTTATATCTCTTACATCCTCTTGAAATTATGTATAAGGAGTGGGATAATACAGGTCTTAAAAAAGATACGGGAGATGAAGGGGTCTCTTAGTCTTATCTATGTATAGATATGAGAAAGAAGGTCAAAGAAGGTAGCGGGATGATTGCATCGGCACCTGGGCCTGCACTAGCTGAACCTAATTTTATCGAGCTTCTGGCACGCGAGATTGAAAAGCTCCACGACACCGCCCGCATTGATGGAAGGGTCTACGGCCGTGCACGCGATCTATTGCCTCTACTGCGTAGAAGTATATTTAATATATATGGGAGGCAGGACCGGGGACTCGAACGCGCTCTAATGTTTTTACTTAAACAAGCCTGCCGGTAAGCTATTTATGTAGGTGAATCAACACCTAACCATTGTAATTCCGTCCAAGAATGAGGGTAGGGGTGTTGTTGATGTTATTAAGCTAATTTTAACTCAAGTAGAGTGTAGGATAATAGTGGCCGATTCTTCTGATGAAGAGTCTTCTATTTTACTTCTCGAGAAATATTCAAAGCTCTATCCTAGCCTAAAAATCGTAAAGGGAGGCCTTCCTTCTGTAGCCCGCAATAGGGGAGCTAAGTTAGTTACTACTCCCTACGTTTTATTCCTAGATGCTGATACTTACGTTCTAAATCCTTTTCTGATAGAGTATTGCCTTAATGTAGCTATTAAGGAAAAATACGATCTGGTTACCTGTAAATTTAAAACAGATAAGCCTTACAGGTGGTTATACAGGGTTTTTGATGTAGTACAATGGATTACTTCATTTACTAGACCTTTTGCGCTCGGAGGTTTTATGTTATTTAAAACAGAAACATTTAACAAATTAGGAGGATTTAATGAAGAGGATAAAGTGGCTGAAGACTATAGGCTCAGCTCAAAAATTAAACCTAAAAAGTTTAAAATCGTTAATGGTTATGTATATACTCCAAGTAGAAGATTTAATAAAAAAGGTGTATGGTATATGATTAAGCTGATGTGGAAATCTTGGATTAATAAAAATAATGATAATTTTTTTAAACACGATCAAAACTATTGGAATGAAAAAAGTAGTTAAAGACTTTGAATTAATACTTGTTTTGACGTTTTTAGGGATGACATTATTAACCCTACTATTTTCTAGTGTATGAAATATCAAGTAGTGATAGTATCGGATTTACATTTGGGTACAAAAGATTCTAAAGCAGAGGAATTTTTAGAGTTTATTGATAATCATCCTACTAATCTCCTGATATTAAACGGGGATATTATTGATGGGTGGGCTTTAAATAGGGGAGCTAGATGGAAAAAATATCACACTAAAGTTATATCTAAGCTACTTAAATTATCTAATAAGACGAGAATAATTTGGATAAGAGGTAATCACGATGAATTCATACAAGAATTTATTGGATCTCATTTTGGAAATATAGAGATAAAAGAGGACCATGTACTGGAATACTCAGAACATATTGAATATGGTATATGGAAAAGAAAATGTTATTATGTTTTTCACGGTGATGTTATCGATGTATTCATTACCAAGTATAAGTGGTTGTCAAAAATAGGCGCTGTTGGTTACGATTTTGCTCTGTGGCTAAACCGCTGGTATAACAGGTATCGCAAATGGCGTAAATTACCGTACCAGTCTATTTCACAAAGAATCAAAGCCGGTGTTAAACAGGCTACAATGTATATCAACGATTATGAGACGGCGGCTCTTAAAATGGCAGAGAAGAAAGGATGTGATGGGGTTATTTGCGGGCATATTCATCAGCCAGAAGACAGGATGATTAACGGAAAGCGTTACTTGAATAGCGGTGATTGGGTAGAGAATATGAGTGCGGTACTAATTGATTCTGAAGGGAAGATATCGTTATTTAATTAACTACATCTTCTGATATTTATTACTATGAGTAAGAAACTTTTAAACGAAATACGCCGCTTTCGAAAATTAGCCGGTATTAAAAAAGAAATGCGTATAGGACCTGATGGTTCTCTCATGTCCGATCAAGAGGCTGTAGATAAGGCTATCGAAGGTCATACCGGCAGTCTTGCAAAAATTTTAAAAGCATTAAATAAAGATCCTCAATATACAAGAGCGAGACAGGCCCTTGATGCTTGGATTAAGACTATAGCCGAAAAATTGAGTATAGATCCTGATAGTGTTCCGAAGAATCATAATACGTTTTCCGGAGAACATTCTTATGGAGAGGCGTTACCTATAATTAAGCAAATTTTTATCGATTTGATTTCCGGAGACCAAGAGGAGGAATTGATGGAAGATGATTATACCGAAGATCCTAGTACTATTCCTTCTGGAGATACTGATGCTATGAATATTGCTGAAGATGATTTTAGTGCTACTATGCACGCCGTCGATGATGACCCTGTAGTATAAAGTAAGTCTTTCATTCTGAGATAACGAGCACCCTCTTTATGGGGGTGTTCCTATTTATTACTGTGATCAAACTGTCTGACTTAATAAAAGAATTCGATATTCAACCTAGCGAGAAGGCTAAGATGAAAAATTTTCTTTATCGAGGATCTAGAGATCAAATTGATATTCATCCTAATAGATTTAATGTTATAGGGAGTAAGCCTGGTACTATCGAAGGGAAAGGTCCTCTGGATACTTCTGATCATCCGGAAAATAAAAATACATCTCAAATCTATAATAACGGATATCCATGGAACGTTCCTGAAGCGGGCGGAATTTTTGAGAACGAAGAGGAAAGGATTTTTCAAGCCCTTATTGGAAGGGAGTTTCAGACCCTTGAAGATGTTAAGAAAATGGCATCGAGATTGAGACAAGCAGGTTTTGCTCAATCAGATATAGAAGAATTTATTAGAACTTATTTAATGTAAATATATGGATCAGTTTAATTTAAAGCAGTGGTTAATTGAAAATAAGGCAGGTGTTTATTCTAGAACCTCTTTAAATGAGGCTTTAGACCCGGAAAAAGCATTTGCTGACGATAATACAAGTAGAGATGATCTACAAGAAGTAGATCCGGCCGCTCTTGGTCTTGGACAGGCTGTGGCAGATAGGGAAATGCAAAAGCAAGATGATTTGAATAGCGATATGGTAGATAATGCTAGTATGGGTGTAGTAGCAGAGGGGGATAAGGGATCTATAGAAGTTAAAGTTGAAGACTGGGAGGTAACTATCCTTGGGAAGGATCACATTATTGATGCAGAAGTAGATGTCGATTACCACGAAGAGGGGGATGAATATGTAGATCATATGGTAGTAAGTCCTGGCGGAGTTTTTATTGATAGTGCTGTTGCGAGAATTACTAAGCTAGGGGTTGAAGAAGGAGATACATACAGAGATGTTACTGATCCTGCTTATATTAAACAGATAGAAGATTTAATTAATAAAGATCCTAAGCTTAATAGAAAGCTTGAAGATGCAGCTAGTGATAGTGCAGATTTTCAGAATTTTGACCCATCCGATAGCTACAATGAGCCTGATGATATGGATGAGACAGTTGGATATGCAATGATAACTAAACCTTCAGATCCTGCAGAAAGAGGTGAGTGAAAAGTTGGAAATGTGAAAAAAATTTCATAACTTCTTTTTATAAGTAAAAAATATTTCTCTTTCTTAAGAAAAGGAAATAAGAAAAAAGAAAAATAAAAAATGAAAAAAGTAACGGTTTTGCGGCTTAGTGGGTGTCGTTACTGTGAAGAGTTGATTAATAAGTTAGAGCTTTATGAAGTTAAGTATGAGTTGATCGATGCTGATGAGGATTGGAGATTTGCAGATAGAGTAGAGGAGATAGTAGATGCAAGTAGTTATCCTATGATTATTATAGAGGATAAAGGGTTTTTAACTTTTTACATATTTAGGGCTGAAAGTGTAGATCAAATAGGAGAGGCTTCTTTACAAAGGGCTGTAAAGATTGGGGCAATGTCGATTGATTCAATGGTAGATATAACTTTAAATTTAATATAATATGCGTTATAAAGCTTTAGTTACGACTAAATTAGAAGCTCTCGATAATTCTATTAGCGGTATCGTTTCATTACTTTCACAACCAAATTTTACAAGAGAGCAGCTCGAAGATTGGAGAAGGAAAGTAAAGGAGAAGATTTCAGATATTCAGACCCTTGTTAATTCTGAGCAAGAATCTTTTTAAATAAAGTTGCTTTTATCTTTATTTGTAGTTATATTATAGTATAATCATGTCTATATGTTAACACCAGAACAAATTGAGAGCAACCTGCTTAAGTTTTACAGAGTAATTTCAGATCATATTTCAGAACCGAGAGCTACGAAACTCTTAAATCTCTATCAGTCTCAAGAAGAGAATTTAACCCTAGCTCCTGCATCCTCTCGTACAGCCTTTCATAATGCCTTTCCTGGTGGTTATGTAGATCACGTACTAAGGGTGGTAGAAGCTGCACTTGCCCTTTACGAAGTATGGGAGCAATTCGGTTCAGATATGACGACTTTTTCACAAGAGGAGCTAGTATTCTCTGCCCTCAACCACGACCTCGGTAAATTAGGACGTAACGGTAAACCCTCTTACTTACCTAATGATTCAGAATGGCATATCAAGAATCAAGGAGCAATGTATAAACCTAACGCCGAACTACCTTTTATTCCGATTCAAGACGCTTCTTTATTTATCCTACAATCAGCCGGAATCGAAATGTCGTTTAACGAATTTGTAGCCATTAAGATTCATGACGGACCTTATGACGACGGTAATAAAGCATATCTCTTCTCAAGTCAAAATGAATCTAAATTAAGAACATCGCTCCCTTATATTTTACATCAAGCTGATATTCTAGCTGCAAGAGTAGAGTGGGAAAAGGAATGGAGCGGTAAGGTAGGCGTAGCGAAATCAAAAGAAGTAAAACCTGCTACTGCTACTCAATTTAAACAAGCCGCTGAAGCTAAAAAGTTATCAAATATCGGGAGTAAGAATCCTGGATTATTAAACGCCTTAAAAGAATTATAACATGGTATTTGGATGGATTATGGTTGCTCTCTGGGCAGCTACTATAGTAGGTTGGATTATTTACAACCTTTATCAAAAGAACATTAGACTTGAAAACACTGTAATTAGCCAAGCTAATTTTATTGCAGGGCTTCAGGGCTTGATTGGAGAGTCTGAAAAAGCTGTGAAGAATCTAGACGATAAGATTTGGTTAGAGAGTGATAAAGAATTACAACAGGTTTTCTTTAATTTAAAAGCAATCCAAGACGGATTAAACCAATTTAATAAGCGATAATGGTAGAAGATATTTTTAAACCAGAAGAAATAGAGGTTACGCTTACTAAAGACGGTAAAGTTAGAAAAAGAAGACCGAAGAAATCAGTCGATTATTTTACCTTAGATACTCAGCAAGCTATTCTCGATTACAGAAAAGAGACTTCGCAGGCTAAAAGAGATGAGATTTTTAATCAGAAGATCTATTATGCTTTCTATAAACTTGCTGAAAATATCATTCATACTTTCAAGTTCTACTATACCGAAGTCGATAATATTGATGAATTAAAGCATGAAGTAATTGCTTTCTTGCTAGAAAAATTACATCTATATAACCAAGAGAAAGGTAAAGCATATTCATACTTCGGTACTATAGCAAAGAGGTATCTGATTGTTTATAATAACAATAACCATAAAAGACTTAAAACTAGAGCTCCTGTAGACGACGTAGAAACGGATAAAACTCTTACCAATGAATTATTACTATCTAGACCAGATGATTTAGAGCAAACTAGTTTTATCGATCTCTTTATAAAGAGAATAGATGAGGATCTTTTAGATCTTTTTCCAAAACCTCAAGAGGCTAGAGTAGGTGATGCAATTTTAGAACTCTTTAAACGAAGAGAGAATATAGATATCTTTAATAAAAAAGCTCTCTTTATCTACATAAAAGAGATTACAGATGCACCTACTCCAGTGATTACCAAAGTTATAAAGACCCTTAAAGAGATCTATAAGGATATGTTGAATAAATATTTAGAGCAAGGAACAAAAATAGACATTTTTTCATGCTAGATATTTATTTAAAAGATTCTTATGAGTTTAGATTTCGATTTATACGACGGAAAGAAATATTCCGACCTTGTCAAAGATATTGTTAAGAATCATAAAGCTAAGCAAAGCCAGATTAAAGCCCTAACCGATCAGTTAGTCGAGATGGTTAGCGAACCTGGTGATGCTGTAGTTATTGTACCTCTTATTAAGGGTTACCTAGATTCTGATATTAAGAACGACGAAGCCTTAGTTAAATTAGCTCAAATTCTTCAAAAAGCCAGTCAAGCTGAAGCAGGTGCAGATGGAGTCTTTAGTGATAAAGACTTAGAGATGTTATTTAGTGATATTCAAAAAACAACTACACCTCTAAAAGAAGAAGAAGTTAAGCAGCTGCCAGAAAGTAAATAATATGGCAAATTTTAATCCAACATATGCTCAGCAATTACAGAGCCAGACGCAATCGCCGCAAGGAGGATCGCAGTTCAACTATCTTATTGCACGAGTAACGCATATTGTTCAGGGACCTTTTTATATAGGCACAAACGTTCCAGACCCTTACTACAACGATCCTTCTGACTTAGGTAAAATCACTTTTCAAATGTTACCTGGACTTCAAGACAGAACTCTAACTAGTGCCGGTAATCAGGTAGCAAGGCCTATAAATTCAGCTATTAAACAATATCCAGTAGAGGGAGAAATAGTACTCCTATTTCCAGGACCTTCAAGGGATATGAATGAAGATAGAGATCGTAGAGATATTTTTTATACAGCACCTTACAACGTATGGGGCTTCGCTAATCATAATGCCTTTCCTGATCTTGGAGATTATGGAGCTTATATTGGGGCAATAAATCGTAATTATCAAGATAGTACAGATACTAACCAACCTGTAAATACATCTGCAACCGGATCCTTAAATATGCCTTTAGGCCCGAATTTTGTAGAGAAGAGTAATATAAAAGCTCTTAAACAATTTACAGGAGACGTCACTGTTGAAGGAAGATGGGGTAATTCAATAAGATTTAGTTCTACAAACCCTGTACCGGCAGATCAAAATACATGGTCAAAAAATAGTACTCCTGGAAATCCGATTACTATAATAAGAAACGGACAAGGTAGAACTACAGATACGCTCCCATGGATCCCTACAGTAGAGAATATAAATACTGATCCTTCTTCAATCTATTTGACACAAGGACAGCAGATAGTTATCGACGATATAAACAATAATTTTAGTTTAGCAAGCCTTGACGTAGTGTTTGCTCGATCATACACTGTTTCTGTACCTATACAGCAGCAATTAACAAGTACTGCTAATATCTCTGCTCAAGAACAAGATCAAATCATATCTAATCAGGGTTAGGATGTATCAACCACAATTTCCATATCTAGGTAACCAAGTCATTATAACTTCAGGAAGAGTTACACATCACTCCTACGACGATTTTATTTTTTTATTTGGAAAAAAAGGCGTTGCAATATCATCTCCTGCAACATTTACTGTTGATGCAAATGAAAAAACTACAATAGCGTCTCCAAAAATTGAATTAGGATTTAGTGCATTAAGAGTAGGTGAACCAGTACTACTAGGAACTAGTACAGCTATTCAATTAGGGTTCCTGATAGATGCATTAGTTAATCTCGGTGCTGCACTGCAGGAGATGTCAGCTGAAGAACTCGAAACTGCAATACCTAGAATAGTTAATACAAGTAAGGTATTGCAAGGAATAGGCAATAGAGTTAAAGCTCAATTAAATTCTACATGTCTCTCTAAAAATACTTTTACTAGATAATGGCAAGAAATAAACTAGCAAGAGGTATTGAGAGGATAGTTAGAATCGCCTCTAAAGGACTTGGAGACCTACAGATAGGTGTAGATAAAGTTCTATGGGGTAATCCAGTGCCCCAAAACGATAGAAGAAGATCTGAAGCACGCTATGGAAATAAACCTGCAAGAGAACCTAGAAACTATACGACTAGAACCGTACCCCTTCCTTCAGCCAGAGCTGACGTACAAACAGGAGCAGGGTTTGCTAGTACTGGACTCCCACCAGGAGTTGCTGCTACACCGAATGTAGCAACATATCAATTTCAATCTGTTCTAGGGCCTAATGATACGCCTCCTGATAATATACAAGATACTATCGTAACAACAAGAAGTCAACCGTCAAAACAGATAGAATACAGGGAGGTACCTACTACAGCAGCAAGACCGAAAATCGGAGAGAAACTTATCCAGACCGGATTGTTTAGTGCTTTAGACGCTTTAAACTCTGTAGATCTATGTAACGTCGTCGCGTATGCATACGATAATATAAACATAAAACGGCAACCTAGACCTGAAAGAAGTACATGGACACCTACTCAAGTTGCCTTTTACACATTACAAGACCAAGCAGGGTTAGTAGTAACAGCAATAGATAAGTATACAGCTTACCCTAATGTCTTTATAGGATCCTACCTCGGGGTAGGCCCTAACGCTGTACCCCCTCAGCAGGCCGTCTCACAATCCAATGCCCCTGCTGAAGGCGGAACCCCTGTATCAAAGTACAACATGTATTACCTACTAAAAGGCATTGGAGAAGTTTTTAGTTTTAATACAAATACAACAGGCTCTCTATTTACATCACAAGATGCAATAGTACTACAGGAGGTTCCCGGACTTGGTTCAAATTTAAATTTCGTAAATGATTTTTTAGGGGATGTAAACAAGTATTCAGATTTTAATCAAATCTCTACACCTGAACTTTTAGCCTTGCAGAATAAAATCGGGAGACTTAGAGCCGTATGTACAACCATCCAAAATCTAAACTTCAAGAGCGCAGTAAATTTAGCAGGAAACTTCGTAGGAGTTGATATTAGAAGTCAAATACAGAGATTAAGCGAGTTTGTAGATGTGACTAGAATAATACCAACATTAAAAGAAATAAATGACGGGATAAGAACTTTTATTAGACAGGCAAATAAAGTACAGAAGGTAATCGAATCCGGTCAGAATATAATTAAATTTGCTATAATACTCGTAAAAGTATTTAAGTTCATACTTTATTTTTTCGGTATACTACCAATACCGAGCTTTTTCCTTACCGCCGGTGCTCAAACAAAAATACAAGATGCAAAAAATGCTGCCAAAGATGAGTCTGATGGTATAGTAAGAGTTTTGAGATCTATAAACGCGCTCTTGAGTGTTGCTACAAGCTTTATACGTTACATCTTAGTCAATGCAAATGAATTATTAAGACGTTTAGATATACTACTTTTAAATTTACAAGTATGTGATGCGTTTAAGGATTCTGATATATTAAGTGAGTTACAGGGAACTAGAAAAGATTTAAATGGTCTACTAGATCAGTTAGCAACCTATGTTATAGATTACGATTCAAAAACAGACCCTGATACTGCCCTGTTTGGAATCTATCAAATAAGGGTTATAGATGAAGAAGTCGTTGATTTATCTATAGAAAATAAGAGAAGGAGAGGGGTTGCATTAGATCCAAGAGGTATTATAGTAGCGCAATCAGATTTAACCTTTGCTACTAACCAAGAAGTAATCATTGGAGAAGTTAAACAGCTGCTTGTATCACTCGGTCTTGTTCGCCCTGAGTTAGCATCAATCGACGGCGACACCTTAGCAGTAATAAGTGAATCCTTAAATTACTTAAGCAATAATGACATACTAGAAGATGATCTAAATATATCTGCTACTTTGCTCGATTCTCCAGACAATCTAAATGAGAATAAAGGACTAGGTTTAAATGCTTTTATTAATAACCTAAAAGGAGGTAGAAAACTAAGACAAAGAACAAGGAAAGCTTTAGCGGAACAAAAAGCTCAGTTGGGTAGTGAACTAGGCACTACTAGAACAAATGCAACTCAAGCCTTTACCGGACAAGCAGCTCAAAGAACATCAAATGTATCTAGATAGCAATAAAATTCACAACAAATATATTTATAACATATGGCAAAACTAGACTTACTTAGGAAATTAATTCGAGAAGAGGTTAGAGCTGTTTTTCAGGAAGAATTAGCAGGTATCCTGAAAGAAGCAGTTATATCTAATCGTTCACAACAGCCTATAGCTGAAACAGTTAAGCAAAAATCAAGCGTTCCAGCAACGTTAAATAAACAAGCCCCGAAACTAGTTCCCCCGGTATTAAGCGGAAATAATCCCCTAAATAGCCTCCTTGCGGAAACTGCAATGACTATGACACCGAAAGATTTTGAAGGAATCGGAAATATTTCAGCAACAACTACCGACGTTCCGGTAGTAGATTCAATGGGCGGTATGTTTGCTTCTGCAAGAAGGAGCTCAAATCTAGACGCTATAGAAATTAACGCTGTTCCGGATTTCACAGGTATAATGGCTAAAATGCAAGCTAACGGAGAAGTATAATGGCATACAATCTCAGAAATATAAACGTCTTAGACTTACGTCCTTCAACAGGAATAGGGGTAGCTTTACCTTTTAATGCACCGGGAGTATTTAGGACAGTTTATACAACCAGAGAGCAGTTAAAATATAACATTATAAATTTTTTACTTACTGATCAAAGAGAAAGGATTTTTAATCCTAGTTTTGGAGCTAACATAAGAAGTAAGCTATTTGAACAAATAACTACTGAAACTTTAAATGAATTAGATTCTTTGATTAGAGATGGAATCCAACGTTACTTTCCAAACGTTATAATTACAGAACTAGTTTTCGGAGGGAACCCGGATGAAAACTTTTTAAAAGTACAGTTTTCGTATAAAATAAACAACACTGGTGAATCAGACATTGTAATATTAAGTTTAAATGGCTAACAAGAATATAACATATCTAAACAAAGACTTTACTACATTTAAAAATGCTCTGATCGAGTATGCAAAAACGTACTACCCTAATTCCTATAACGATTTCTCAACCTCTTCTCCTGGTACCATGTTTATTGACATGGCCTCTTATGTAGGAGACGTTTTATCATTTTACCTAGATAATCAGACTCAAGAAACTTTCCTTGAATACGCAAAACAGACTAATAACCTCTACGCCCTAGCGTACATGCTAGGATACAGACCGAAAGTAACCTCTGCAGCTATCGTTACCCTCGACGTATACCAACAAGTACCAGCATCCGGCTCCAGCGGTCAATACCCAGACTTTAACTATGCAATGATTATCGAAGAAGGAATGCAAGTTAGATCGAATATAAACACTGCTAATTTTTTCTACTGTCCAAATAGAATCGATTTCAATCTTTCATCATCTATAGACCCTACAGAGATTTCTGTATATACCACTTCAGGAGGCAACCCGAATACTTATTTACTTAAAAAGAAAACTCAAGCTATTTCCGGACAAGTCAAATCTACTACTTTAAATTTCGGGACTCCTGAAAGATTTCCGATAAGAACAATACAGGACGATAACATTATCGAGATATTACAGGTGATAGATGATATTTCAGGTTATAGATGGTACGAAGTCCCGTATCTAGCTCAAGATTATATTTTGAAGCCTGTAGCTAATACTGCACTTGCATATCCACAACTCTATCAAGAAGCAAATCAAGTCCCTTATATTCTAGAAAGAATAGAAACGCCCTTCCGCTTTGTATCTAGATTTAATACTCAAGTAACCTTACAGTTAGAGTTTGGCGCAGGAATACAAGCCGTATCCGGCTCAATCCCCAATCCTTTTAATGTAGGAATAGGTACAGTGAACGGTATAGATATGCTTAATACCGCTTATGACCCTACGAACTTTGTAACAAATATGTCTTACGGTATTGCTCCTTTTAACACAACTCTGACAGTACAGTACTTAGTAGGAGGAGGGGCTGTAGCAAATGTAGGTGTTAATGAACTAACAAATATTGTCACGTCAACAATATCATTCCCGAACCCTACAAACCCCACTATAGCCGCTACTATACAAAATACACTAGCAATAAACAATAGCGTACCGGCAGTCGGAGGAGGTGATGGCGATACCCCTGAAAGTTTAAAATTAAATACTCTCGCCCAGTTCCCCTCCCAGATGCGTGCCGTAACTCAGCAAGATTATTTAGGTACAGTCTTAGGAATGCCTCCTAAGTTCGGACAGGTAGCTAAAGCTTACGTTACAAAAGACACAGCAACATTTGCAGAGTACCAAGTAGGACAGCCAGGAGAAAGAGATCCTCTTGCTACATCACTTTACCTGTTAGGATATAACGTAGACGGTACCTTTACCGTTCCTGGAACTGCTTTGTTAAAAAATATACAAACCTATCTTGAGCAATATAGAATGCTTACAGATACAATTATTATCAAACCTGGTTATATCATTAATATCCAAGTTAATTTTGATATTGTTATAAGACCAAATTATACATCAAGAGACGTTATTGCTGGATGTTTAACTTTGTTAAAAGCTTATTTTGCAAGAGAGAATTGGCAAATGAATCAACCAATCATTCTTTCTGAGATTTATACTCTTCTTGATCAAATACCAGGCGTTCAGACTGTACAGAAAATCACTATTAATAATATCGCAGGAACTAATGCCGGTTATTCTCAATACAGTTATGACATATCAGCAGCAACTCTGAACGGAGTTATTTACCCTTCACTTGATCCAAGCATCTTTGAAGTTAAATACCCCGATACAGATATTCAAGGACGTGTAGTAACATTCTAATAATATGGCAGTATATCAAATATTTACATCCGCAGACTCTACAATATACTCGCATTACCCGTCAAAAAATACGGGACGAGATCCTATTTTAGAAGTATCTGCTAAAAACTCTCAAGACGGAACAAGATTTCTTTATAGAAACGGCTTGACTGAAAACCCATATTACAACTACGACTTAGCTGCCGCAGGAAACTATACTACTACTGATGCTTATTTTTCTCAGCTAGATGTCAGAAGAGCTTTACTACAATTCTCTCCAGCTGATATTGCAAAACTAAAAACATTTGCATTAACAGCAGTAAGTGGATCTTGGGAAGCAAATCTAAGAATGTATCTCGCTTCTGCACAAAATCTTAATACAACTTATTCGCTACAAGCCTATCCATTATCTCAATCGTGGGTAATGGGTACAGGACAGTATGCCCAGGTTCCTGAATCCAGAAACGGAGTGAGCTGGGAATATACAGGTCCTTATCAGAACTCTACTCCATGGACTGTTACAGGAAGTACGTATATAACTACATCTTCAGGCAGTCAGTTTTTTGATTATATGTCTAACAAAGACATAAACATGGATATTACAAGTGTAGTTGACAAATGGTTTAGCGGTTCAATTCCTAATTACGGAGTAGTAGTTAAGCATCCCGACGCTATAGAATTTAACACAGCCTCTTATGTAGACCTTAAATTCTTTTCAGTAGATACTCATACAATCTATCCTCCCAACATTGAATTCAAGTGGGACGACGCTATCTACGGACCTACTGGATCTTACGGACTTGCAACAAATGATCAAATAACCATAGTATTACAAAACAATCCAGGACAGTTTAGGCAGAATGAAATATACAAAGTAAGAACAGGAGTGAGAGCTACTTATCCTGCACGTCAATTTACAACTTCTTCAGTCTACTTAACACAGCTCTATTTACCTTCTAGCAGCTTCTGGTCTTTGATGGATTATAAGACTAACGAGGTAGTGGTAGACTTTGATAGTAAATATACTAAACTAAGTGCCGATACTGAAAGTAATTACTTTACTCTCTATACTAGCGGACTTGAAGTAAACAGGTTCTATAAAATTTTAATCAAAACAATTCTTCCCTCAGGTGAGGAAGTAATTTATACTAACGAAAACTTAATCTTTAAAGTAGTAGAATAATGACACAGGAAGTGAAGTTGGTTAAAGAAGTATACGGACGCAACACTTTCACTAGAGTGGTAGATACATCTTTTACAGAACTCTATACACCAGTAACCGCTTCTGTAGTTCCCGCCCAACAAATAACAGTAGACGAATTTTTTGACCTCTACAATGAACTATTTTTCGAAATTCCCGCTACAGGGGAACTTAATTCACATGAATATCTTGTTGCAAGAAGTACAGAATATTTAGGTGGAGGAGTTTTAACTGATAATGAAAAGGCTTATATTGAAGAGATCAACTCACTTCGCCAACAACTACTTGAAGCAAACGCAAACTTTTTAAGTCTGTCTAACACAGTATAATGGAAACAGTAGACGTAAGATACATAGGATCAAACGGACAGTACCAAACCTACTCGCCTCAAGACGTAGCTCTAATTAACACAGCGTTAATCACCGCAAATTTTGGCGGCCCTAACGATTACATAGAGTATTTTATTAAGGACCTTGCCGGAAACGTTCTCGAGAGTGTTTATAATTCTACACAGTATAGCATAGGTAGCATTGTTGATCCGATAACAGGAACTACAAGTCAGTTAAATTTAAACCCTGAAGAAGACGCTAGAGCCTCCGGATTTAATAGAGGTATTTTCAACTTAAAGTATAACTTCTTTACAAGACAGTTACTATCAGGACCTATACCTTCATTAAACTTCTGGATTCAAGAAATTTCCCTATCCAGAACAGAAATAAAAACTGCAAGACAAGACCTCTCCAATACCCAGCTCGCAGAAGCGTTCGGGGGATTTAACGCATTACTTTCCAGTGACGCCTACTTTCCGACATTCTACTTAAACTTCGGTAATGATATTCAGATTATCGGAATCAACGCAGTATATGTTGAAGAAGACGGAACCGGCTATGTTATCTTTAAACTCTACGATCCATTACCAGAACAATTTGACCTAAAGACCACTTTCTGGGTAGTAACACCTGTAGCAAATCCTGCAGAGTTTAACGTATCGATAAGTATAACACCAGACGTAGTCTTAGATAGATTTAGAATAAAAGGCCCAAACTTTAAGGTATCTATAACCGATAGAATCGGGCAAACTACTCCCTACTATAACTACGCAAGCCTTTTCGCTACAACTGTTACTTCATCTTTCCAGCAGTTGAAGTCTTTAATGAATGAAAAGGGTATACAAATAAATACCGATTATAGTAATCTCGAAAACTTTATTCATTTCTCCTCTGCAACTGAAAGACTTCATAATTTCGTATATAAACTTCAGCAGATAGAATCTGCCTCCTATGGATTGGAGCAGAACAATACTACTCAGGCCAAGATACTTCTCCAGGCGCAGATAGATAGTATAATAACCAATTTTGACGGATGGGAGTATTACTTATACTTTAACTCAGGATCAACTAGCTGGCCGAAAGAAAATAATACTATCCCTTATAGACTATACTCTGTGACATCATCCGAGGCAGTAAACTGGTTAGGAAGCCCTTCTACTGTACCGACAGAGGAAAGTATGAGTATGTATTGGTCATCTTCTTATTACGATGATCAAAATAAGGACTGGTTAGTTTACGCTACCCCTCAGTATATTTTAGATGATAACGCTAATGCACCTTATGTTACTTTCCTTAACATGATAGGTCAACATTTCGATAATATTTGGATCTATCAAAAGGACTTAAGTAACCGCTACTCGGCAGAGAATAATCCTTTCGTAGGTATTTCATTAGATCAAGTATCTGAAGCCTTGCAGAGTTTTGGAATAAAACTTTATACAAATACAAGCGTTACAGATAATCTCTATTATTCTCTCCTAGGAATAAACGAAACCGGATCTAATTTACCTGTAACCTCTAGTGATTATTCAAGAGTAGTTTATGCAAGCAGTAGCATATATCCTTCAGGAAGTACAATTGTCTCTGGAAGTGTGACTGCAAGTACTGATTTATATTTAAGCTCATCCTTATTTTTACCACCAGTCGGTGAAGAATTAATATTCAGATATGTACTTACATTCCCGTACTCTGACGCCGATTACGTAGGATTCTGGGATGATGTTAATTCACTCTATGACGGAACAACAGTATACGGTGCTGCTGCTATAGCTATTGCAAATCCATTCCCAACCCTACCGGGTACACAAATACAAGACGAGATCTATAAACGTCTTTACCACAACCTACCTTACTTACTTAAAACAAGAGGTACGGAGAGAGGTATTAAAGCCTTAATTGCAACTTATGGAGTACCGTCAGAAATCCTACAGACACACGAATATGGCGGATACAACTACCTAGACGTAGCCGGTATACAAGAAATTTCCAACACACGAATTCTTACGGGAAGTGTTGCTCAAATATCTAGCAGCTTATTATCTCCCTTCTCTACGATTCAATATTATTCAAACGACTTAGAAAAAACTTCAAATACAGTACAAGCAGGATTCTCACCTGCCGACTCTATTAATGCAAGTATTACCTCTTCAGGATATGTAACCTCGTCTACACAGCCCGGTTATTTCAATATAATGCAGTTAATCGGAAACCCTATACTGCAGTATTCAAGTTCTTATATACCTCTCGTAGACCTAGCCAATACATACTTTGACGCAGAATATACAAGTAGGTATAACGTTTGGGACTTTATTAGGGTTATTAAATTCTATAATAACTCTTTATTTAAGATGTTGAGGGATTGGGTACCTGCAAGAGCTAGCGCCGATACAGGTATCGTTATTAAATCTCATATGCTTGAGAGAAACAAGTACCCAAGACATGAACCTACTTGGTCTACTTCTTCTTTTGATGCAGACTATTACCTGCTATCCGTAACCGGATCTGACGGAGGAGCTGTAACAGGTAGTACGGCATATATACAGGCTATACCAATACAGTATAACGGAACCGCATCGATGGCTCTTACTCAATCTTTAGGTATTGTGTATATGAGCTCATCAAACGATATTCAAAAATTCACAGGTGAGTTTAGCGGTAGTTATATTGAAGCAACTACTAATTATTTTTCACAAGAAGAAGTATCAAGTTATATCTACCCGTGGACTTCTTCTGTTGCTCCATCAGAACACGGAGGAGAAAATATAATGTTTCTCACTTATTCAGTAAGTCCATTACTAAATAATACTTTCGTTCCTGTAAGATCTCAGAGATTTTTAGATTTAGATTTTAACACCACGCAGTTTGCACCAGTAAACTACGGTTTAATTACACAATCTATAAATGAAACAGTTCTATACGGTAACATTTATCAGAGTAAGCAACCATACTCACAGTACGCCTATATACAGGATTATAATCACATTGCACGATCTTATATTATACCGAGATACAGCGGCTCATATTTATCCGGACAGTATAACTCTTCATCAGCCGGAGACGTTTCCTATGCAAATGAACCAGTAATTAACTATTATACTAATAAACTAGGCTATTTTACACAGGTAGCAACCAGCTCATTCCTTCCCGGAAGAGTGAATGTCGCCTTTGCGTATTTAGCCGACGTATCAGGCGGATTATTTGAATTAAACCAGAATAACAAAAACTGGCAAGATGTTCAAAACATATTTGTAGCGGGTACTACTGCAACTGTAAAGCAGTTTGATAATAAAAAATACAGTAATCAAGTAAGTACTGATGGAGTAAAAACTATCTATAATAGTGGATACAGTTACACTCCTCAGCTCTACTTTAGCGGATCTGGTAGACTGTATTTTGAATATGTAGGCGGCAGTACAACAGGAACCTTTATCGGAACTAATACAGGGTCACCTAACGCCTTTATAAGCGGAGGAGCAAATCCTTATTATTCAGCCTCTATTACCGACTACTCTATTAGAGAAGGTAATATCTATAGACTGTTTGACGGAGAGAATCCCGTTAGCGCAGATTTTACAACAGGATCTGTAAACAACTGGGCCAGCTATACCGCTTCTATTGCCGGACAAAGAACATTTACCGCAAAATTCGGCATAAATATCCGATTCCCTAATCCGCAAACATTTGGAGTGCAAAGTGCATCGTTTTCATGGGGTGCATATTTGAACGGGACTTCACCAATCGGATCCCTGCAAACCCAAACTTTTACATCCGTAAATCAACCCGGAGGCTACACAACTGCCTCCCTATCTACTATTACAACAGTAGACTCATCCGGAACCTACGCATTAAACGAAATATTCCCAACAGTATACGGACCTTATGATCTTTATGTAGACGGCGCATTGAATACTTCGAACATAGGAAATTCATCTACAGCCCTTACTATGTGTTCTATAGATGTTGCTGCAGGAACAATATACGTACCTTACAGTTTTGATGCAGCGCTGAATCCTTACCTATATTCCGCTAGCGCACCGCTCCCCACAGTATTCTCGCTCCTACCAGCAGGCTCTTCCCCTATAAACCCGATCCTAATTTCCGGATCTACTCTATTCTTCGACTATACAACTCCTGCTATTAACCTAGTTCCAAATTCAAAAGTACTGTTCGAATTCAAGCAAGTCGGAGTCACAACAGACAACTATACTGCATCTGTAGTAACAGCCGGGACCTATAATAGTTTAACATCAACGCCCGCTAATGCAGGCGGAGGCGGATATGCATATGCAAACGGAACTATTCCGCAACCTTTTATATATAGCCTGACAGATACAACATCTCAAACAAGTACAATAACTCTAAGTGCCAACCTGAGTCAATTTTTAAATTACCAGTTTGTACCCTATTTTCTATCCGGCTCTACAATAGTTTCTAGTAGTTTATATAGCACTTACGGAGATATAAACTATCCGTTTAATCCGCAACCAGGGGATAAAATAGTACTATTTGATTACAACGGTTTATACCAAGACGTAGATGTTGTAAATGCATCTTTTAATAACTTATCTCAACTAGAAATCCAAGTAACCCCTCAATTAATTGATAACTGGATAGGGACACCAGAAGCAGTAGGCCCGTTCTTACTTCTAAAGAGATATGATGATGAGCAGAATGTAATTTTGACCTTCAACAAAGCCCCTGGAGCAACCTCGTACGGATTCTTGATACCAGAGAACATTAATCCGGAGGTTCTGGAGAATATAAATACACTGCAGGCAGCCGTTCAATCTCAAGTATTAAACACTCAATCTCCAACCGAGTTCGGTATATAAAATTTAAAAAATTACACTATTTATAAAGAGAAAAACAAGTAAAACATGGCATATTTAAGTAATACTAGTGTTGTTGTTGATGCTATTCTGACAGATACAGGAAGACAGCTGCTAGCACAAAACAACGGATCTTTCCAAATTACACAGTTTTCCCTCTCTGACGACGAAGTAGACTATACTTTATATAATCCAAACCACCCATCAGGATCTGCTTTTTACGGAGAGGCTATCGAAAATATGCCGATTATCCAAGCCTTCCCTGAATCCCAAGAGATTATGAAGTATAAGCTTATTACTCTACCTAGAGGAACCGCTGCACTTCCAGTTATCAGCATCGGATATAGTACAATTGTATTAAAGCAAGGAGCCTCACTATCAATCACTCCACAGACTTTGAACTATCTTGGCGCTACTTCCACTTTCGAACAATCCGGATATCTCGCAACAATAGGAGATGTAAGAACTACCGCTGCCTTTAACGGAGTAGGAATTAACACCACACAAGCAACAGCGCTCAACGTTACTGGAATCACAACAGTAGGTACTAATGTTTCGAAAACCGTAATCGGTACAACTATCAATATTACTGGAACAACAGTTAATACGTTATTTGGTACAAGCAGTACAGTACTTTATACGACCCTGACAGTTGTAGGTCGCGATTCTGGCGCTAGATTGTTTGTCCCTGTTCAAATAACCAAAGTAAATCAATAATAGAATATGTCATTTACAAGACTAGCTCCAACAGACTTTGTAATTAGCGCCGATTCGATTACAGCTCCAGCTTGGAGTAGTAATCAACCTACGCTAACTACTTTCTTTACTGCATCATCTACGGTAACAACTACTATTAGTGCAGGGGCATTTTACCTTAACGTGTATCAAACTCAAAGTAATGCAAACGGAGCCGCTGTTCAATTTGCAATTGCTTATGGTAGTATAAACGGATCAGGATCTCAATGGTATAACCCTTTAGTTCCTGGCGTATCGCCATCACTAACAACTTACCGTCAGTATGAAACCTTGATATATGGACCTGCTTTATCAGGATCTACTCAAGGGTTTAATTTTGGCGGAGCATCTATTAGCGCACCAAGTATTTTTGCAATTAACGTTGATAGAAATAGATATAAAGAAAGCCTATTCCCTGGTACATTTAACCTTTCTTTATCCGGATCTGCAGGACAGATTACAATTTGTGACAATAGTAACGACGTAACAACTGTAACCTATCTCGACTGTGGTAGAGTATTTAACCTAGTATCCGGTTCATTTGGTAAAGCAGCCGACGTATTACCTGCCGGAGCAATCGCTAAAGGTTACACCGTATCAGGATCTTACGGATTTTATCTACCAGATATCGGTACAATACTCCTAAACCCCGGAGCACTCGCACTTAATGCCGGTGCAGGAGGAATCGGATTTGTAATAGATGACGGCAACTATGGATCTGGAAGCTATACATTAAACGCTTCCGCTTCTTATACATCAACAAATAATACTTTTCTTTATCAAGCAATCTCACGTAGTGCTAATTTCCAATTAAACGCTCAAGAAACTATTTCTTCCGATTACGTGTTCGTGAGAATAGCAAATGCTGAATACAATTACTCCTCAAATCCTACGTTCTCTTCCGGATCTGGAGCTGTATTATGGCCTACAATGATTTATAATCCACAAACTTATATTACAACTGTAGGACTATATAATGATAATAACGAGTTATTAGCAGTAGCAAAGATGTCAGTACCCCTTGTAAAAGATTTTACTAAGGAAGCATTAATTAGAGTTAAGCTGGATTGGTAATAGTTAAAAATAATGAGTAGAGCAGCAAATAGCCTTCTGATTTCAGATGTTATCACTACTCCTATTAAGTTAAAATATAGCTCCTCATTTGATTCAAGTTCTTTTGTAGGGTATAATATTAAGGTCTTAAAAGGGGTAAATGGACCTATAACTATCACCGGCTCAATACCACAAGAAACTCTAAATTATTTTTCTGTCAAGCATTTATACTATTCAAACTACCTAACCGGCTCATTCCCCGTATCTGCCTCCGGAGCCGACAACTACCTTCAATCCACCGCTGCCTCTAGTTCCGGAGACTCCGATAACAGATATTTCCCGACTCAATCTAACGCAGAGATTACAATTATATCAATTCCCGTCAGTGTATATGGTCAGCAAATTTCACGACAGAGCTTTTCCCTTAGCTCTTCTACATTTAACCTGATCGACGACGGAAACGGCAACGTATTAGACGTGAGCCAAAGCTATAAACAGGTAGGCAATATTATCTACCCACAGGGGATGGTATTACTAACATCAGGAAGTTACGATTCCCTTATTGCATCATCTCCCTGTACAATGTCCTTAACTGCCGAAACCACTATATTTCAAAACGAAGTAAAATGTAGAGTCTCTGAAAATGACTTCAATTATTCTCAAAATCCTACTGTTTTCGCCCGTAAGCAGTATATCACAGGATCGGCCGCATTACCTTTCTTCGCACCCCAAGACGGCACCGCCTCTTTCGCAGAAATCATAGACGGAACACTAATTGACACCGTGACCGGATCTTCCTTCCGGCCCTATACCACAACTATTGGACTTTATAATGAAAATAATCAGCTCCTCGTAGTAGGAAAGCTAGCAACCCCTTACCCAATCCCGCCAAATACGGATATGACTTTCATCGTTAAGTGGGATAGCTAAATTTTATTTTATGTCGGAAAAATGGTTTACGTACGAAGACGGAAACGTAGTAGAATACGATTCTGTAAATAAATTCCCTCAAGGATGTATCGGATTTGTATATAAAATTACCAATCTTAGAACAGGAAGATTTTATATCGGAAAAAAATCCCTCTATTCTAATACTAAAAAGAAGCTAACAAAAAAAGAGCTCGCCGAACATACCGGACCTGGAAAAAAGCCTACAAAAAAATTAGTAACTAAAGAGTCAAACTGGCCAGACTACTGGGGATCAAATAAAGTATTACTACAGGAAATTGTAGATAGTGGAACAAGTCATTTTCGTAGAGAGATTATTAAGTTTTGCTTTAATAAAAAGCAGCTCACCTATTGGGAAGTACATTTACAATGCGTAAATGAAGTATTATTAACCGATAGATCTTATAACGATAACGTGCTTGCTAAGTTTTTCAGAAAGGATTTGGTAATACCAGAATAAATTCTTATAATAAAGTAAGAATATTATTTGATGGAGCAATCACGTTTAGTTCTCGGACTCTTACATAGTGTATTAGGTAAATCTAAACCTTCAACTAAAGGGAATTATGCTTTCTATTGCCCTTTTTGTAAGCATCACAAGCCTAAATTAGAGATAGATCCAAAGAGCGGCTTTTATCACTGCTGGACTTGCGAACCTGCTACTAAAGGACGTAATTTAGTATCTCTCTTAAAAAAGTTACAAGCAAGTTCTGCACAGGTAGCTGAAATGAAAACCTACTTCCCGGGCGGTAAGGTAGAGTTGGAGGATAAGAAATATGAGGTAGTACAAATGCCTAAAGAATTTATATCCCTCTCTCAGAAAAGTACCAATATAACCTATCGCCAGGCCAAGGCCTATATCAAAAGTAGGAATATAACAGAAGAAGATATTTTAAAGTATAATATAGGTTACTGCGAAAAAGGAAAATATGCAAATTCTATAATAATTCCTTCCTATAATAGCAATGGACGTATAAATTACTTTATAGCAAGGTCGTTTGAAAAAGAGCCTCGTAGAAAGTATAATGCTCCTTCTTGTAATAAGAATGAGTTGATTGGCCTGGAGTATTTTATTAACTGGAATGTACCTGTTATTCTATGTGAAGGTATATTTGATGCAATAGCGTTGAGGAGAAATGCTATACCTCTATTTGGTAAAACTATTCCAAGGGCTTTAATGTTAAAGCTTGTACAGAGTAATGTTAAAACTGTTTATTTAGTCCTAGATAATGATGCTTTAAAGCAGTCTTTTAATTATGCTCTTGAATTAATTAACCTAGGTAAAGATGTTTACTTAGTAGAGTTAGAAGGAAAAGATCCTTCAGAAATAGGTTTCGAAGAAATAACAAAATATTTACACACAGCTAAACAGCTTACCTTCGGTGAGTTATTGCTTAAAAAAATGCAATTATGTTAATTGAACAAAGATCAGAGGAGTGGTTTAAGATAAGAAGAGGTAAAATTACTAGTTCGGAAATTCACAAAATAATGGGAGAGAAAGGGCTAACTGAAACAGCTAAGACCTATCTACTAGAGAAAGTATGTGAGAATTTCGGCGGAGTAACTGAACCGGCACACGGACAGGCTCTCGACTGGGGTACAGAACTTGAACCGGTAGCGATTGAACACTATTCAAAGGTTACAAAAACAGAGGTTGAAAAAGCATCCTTTATTGTTGCAAACAAATTCTACGGTGGATCTCCAGACGGTATCGTTAAACCTGATGGAGTGATTGAAGTAAAGTGTCCATTTAAATCTGCCAACCATTTTAAACACGGATTGATTGATAGCCCGGCAAAATTCAAGAAGGTAGCCCCAAACTACTACTATCAATGTATTTCTAATATGATATGTGCTAAGGCTAAATGGTGTGACTTTATTAGCTTTGATCCTCGCGTATCTTCCGATTATCAGATGTTTATATATAGGTTAGAATTAGATAAGGAGGAGGCGTCTCTGATAAAGGAGAGATTAGAGATAGCGGTAAAGTATATGGAGGAGTTAAAAGAAGAGATAGAGAGTGCAAAACCTAAATTGCTTTTAGGGTAGATATTTATAACTAGTATGATTGATCCGAAAATACTAGGAAAAACGATTGCTGAAGCAGTTCTAAATGAACCTGGTCCTTGTTTTTATCCAGGAAGATTTAAACCCCCACATAAGGGACACTATGAAGCTGCAAAAGCCCTAGCTGCAAAACCGTATATTAACAGGGTATATATCATTATAAGTAAGAAAGTAGTAGACGGGATTACGCCGGAAGACTCTCTTATGATCTGGAACATGTATCTTCAAGCAGAACCTAACCCTAAGATAACAGTTCGTATTTCAACTAAAGAATCACCGGTCGTAACTATAATAGATTTTCTAGCAAAGAATCCCACAGTAGATCCAGTGTATATTGCTGTAGGAGATGATGAGAGCGATGATATGGAGTACGGGAATTCCCTTCAGCAGCAATTCGGGGATAGAGTTAAAGTAATAAAAGTTAAAGAGAGACAGGCAGACGCTTCTGCCCCGCATGTAAGAACATTATTACAGACTGGGGACTATGAAGAGTTTAAAGAATCTGTTCCAACATCGGCATACAATCGCGGGGCTGCATCAAAGATATTTAAAATGCTTGCCCCTAAAATGAGTAAAAGTGAACCAGAAGAATCTTGATACACTAAAACACTTTGTTAGCTTTTGCAAGAAAGAGCTAGAGATTCAATCTCTTCCGAAAATCTCTTTAGTAAAAGATAAGAGCTTTGTGGAGATGCGTAGATCTTTTGGTGAATATAATCCTGGTGAAATGACAGTAAAGGTGTTTATAACCGGGAGAAACCTTGCTGATGTATGTAGAAGTCTTGCTCACGAACTAGTACATCATCGGCAGCAGGAACTAAATTTAATTTATAGTGATGCTGGTGAAACTGGGACAGAAATTGAAAACGATGCTAATGCGATAGCCGGAATTATAATGAGAGAATACGGAAAATTAAATTTAAGCGTATATAATTTAGATGTTTTGTAAGTTTTAGTTATGGAAAATAATCTTAAGAAAGAGTTCAATCCTCGCGATGTACAGAGGATGCGAAACATTATCACCGGCGATACGGGTGCTAGAACTCAAATCCAGACCGGATACGAAAAAAGTAATCAAGACCACAAAGAAGGTGATGTTTGGGAGGAAAACGGTAAGAAATGGACAATAAAGAACGGAATTAAAATGTCAGTTACCAAGCTCGATAAGATAAAAGAGCTGGTATTAATGCCTCTTACATGTCCAGAATGTGGAAACTTGATGAAAATTAACGATTACAACAAAAAAATGTGGGGTATTCACAAGAAATGCTTTGATTGCGTTATTAAAATGGAGTCAGAAATTAAGCGTCTTGGTGAATGGAACGAATATTCTGCAAATATTATGAATCGTAATAAGAACGCTGAATTAGATCACCTAGAAGCAGCCCTAGAGCAGTGGGTAGATCAATCAGAAACCTTTGTATCTGAACAAGGAGAGGTCGAAAAATGGGATGGAGGCGATAGAAAAGCCATTTATAAACAGGTTAAAGAACAGATTGCTGAACTACGAAAACTGGATATTTATAATGGAGAAAATCCATAAAAATGCCCTTTAAATCACAAGCTCAACAGCGATTTATGTTCGCCAAGCACCCCAAGATTGCAAAAAAGTGGGCTGCACATACTCCCGATATCACAAATCTACCTCAACACGTATCTCAAGAACCAGTAATATCAGAAAACTGGGATCATCCAGGATGCGAGGATAAAATCGGTAAGATTTTCGTAGTTCTAAAGCCCGGACCTGAGTCTACACCTGATGATGTGATGCATCAAACACATGCTTTCGGTATGGGACAGTTTGAGCCTCAAAGTGTTCATGGAGTTTACAATGAAGAAGAAGAAGCAAAGCTAGTTGCAGAAGCAGCTTGCATGGAGCTTCGTAAGCATTTAGAAGAAGTTGAGAAGAAAAAAGATACTGTTCTAGAAAAAATCGATAAACATATTGCCAGACTTCAGAAAGAGATAAACAGTCATATGAAAGATGCTACTGATCTTCCGGAAATGTCTGAAAAACATCATAATCTTGCCGAAAGAAAGATGGCTATGATTAAAGGGTTGCGTGATAAGCATAAAATGGTTAAAGCCGCTAAGAAGCAATTACCTGAAATCAAAGAAAAATAATGGAACAGTACGGAACTTTTATTGGAACACTGATGCAGAGCCGTAATCAGGCTCATATCTACCATCTACAAACTCCTTCTTATGCCCAGCATATTGCTCTTCAAGGCTACTATGAAGGTATTATTCCGTTAATAGATGGACTTGTAGAGAGTTACCAAGGTAAATACGGTATTTTACGTGATTATAAGATGGCAGGTACGATTAAAGAGGACGAAAATCCTACAATGTACTTTGAAGGACTATGCAAATTCGTAGAAGCAATTCTACCTTCATTACCTCAAGATAATTTCCTTATAAATCAGTATGATGAAGTAATGACCTTGATACAATCAACTAAGTATAAGCTTAAATTCTTGCATTAATGCAACTATGGGAAGCTATAAGAACAGACCACTACCTCAAACGAAAAGCAGAGCGAGGTACAATTAAAGCTATTGAGCTCCCTGAAGCTGTTTACGGAGATAGAAATAAAGAAGAAGTTGATAGCAAGTTAATTTCTGTACTTCAAGAAAAATTAAACGAAAACTTAACAAGGCTTGAGGTTAGTCACGTCGGAAGATCTAATAACGTTAATCTTGGCGTTAAGGTTTTTATTCCTCAACTGGTACATAATGGCAAGAAGTATAATATAGGAATGATTAACGGGGATGGAGGTGGAACGATCTACTTAGTTGTTATAGCCAACAATAAGGCTCTAACAATGTATCCTACTTACAAATCAGATGATGAACAGATATTAGTCACTATTGAAGATCACCTTAGAAGAGAGAGACCAGAAGATCTAGGCGTAAGACCTCCAGACGTATATACTACATCTTACGCAGAATTTCTAGTAGATATTGACGGTAACAGGGTAATCGAGAAAGAAGAAAAACCTGAAATAATTAAAGCTTCAGAAACTTCGTTACCCTATAAAGTAAGGACTGACTACAGAAAAGGCAGCCCTTTCGAACACAAGCAATACGGTAAAGGAATAGTAATAGCAGCAGCAGGAGGAGGTAAGGGAGGTTCAAATGGTGTGGTAGATTGGGTAGAAGTTAAATTTGAAAAACCTGTTTTAAAAGGAGGAAAACTTCAAGATACTCGCCGGTTTGAAAATATTTTCACAAATGCATACTTCGGTAAAACTTTAAAAAGAGAAGATATGTCTCTAGAGGAGAAAAAGGGTACATGCTGCGGTAAGTGCGGACACGTACACGTGAAGGGCACTAGTTGCCCTAAACCTTTTTTAACAGGAAAGCATCACTGCAGCCGTAGAACTAACGAAATGCATACTATGGTCGATGACGGGGCAGACGAATTTCATCAAGTTAGAGCTGATGTAGAAGAAAGTATTCAAGAATTGACCGGCACTTCAGCAGGAGTAGAAGCTTTTTTAAATTTTCTTCAACAAAACCCTGAAGCACTAGCTCATTTACAAGATAAAGGATGGTATTTTAAAAAAATTCAAGACATAGTAAACTATATACACGAAATAGATCAGAGAGAATTCGAAGAATTAAAACAAGATCTATCAGATTTTGATCCAAAATTTATTGATGAAACAGATCAATTCTGTGAAGCATGTCTGATGGAGTACTTAATGGAGTACGAAAACAAATTAGAAGAGGCCGAATATAGAGGACGTAAAGTTTCACTCGGTAAGCCTTTTTTAACCCCCGGAGGTCCAAAGAAAAGATCTGTGTATGTTAAGAATGCAAAGGGTAATGTAGTGAAAGTTAACTTCGGTGACCCTAATATGAAGATAAAAAAATCTAATCCTGCCCGTAGAAGGAGTTTTAGAGCAAGACATAAGTGTAGTAACCCTGGACCACGTTGGAAGGCACGTTACTGGTCCTGCAAAGCATGGTAATATGATTAAATTAGTTGATTTACTAATTGAAGTAAAAAAAGAAAAAGATCCTTTTGAAGAGTTTGCTGAAACTAGAGAGAAAGGTGCTGAAAAAATAGCGAAAAATGCTAAAGAGAAAGGCGGTTTTTCTATGTTGACTTACCATCATTTTGTTGTTAAGCTTCCTTACTATAAAAAAGCAGCAGAAGGAAAACTAGATCTAGAAAAAGCTAAAGAAGAGTATCACGACTTAGTCGAAAAACTTCATAAGGCTACAAAAGGTGATATAAAAATACAGCAAGTTGAATTTCAGAAACTTGTAGGTAAAATAGAAGTATTAGGTGAGCTTCTCATTAAGAATAAAAAATGATTAAGCTTATCGACATATTAAACGAGATTATTGAGGAAAAGGAAGACCGCTGTCTTCGTATTGCTCGCCGTAAGTACGATAAGCCCTCTGCCTACCGTTCTGGTGCAATCGTGAGATGCCGTCAAGGAAAGATTTGGAAAGGACTAAAAGAAGAGGATATCACTGAAGAGAAGGAATCTCTTCATAAATGGTTTTCAAGACAAGGAGGTTCTGGTGGATCGAAAGGATGGGTAGACTGTAACACATGTAGAGAGGTAGATGGTAAGACTAAATGTAAGTCTTGCGGTAGACAAAAAGGTGAAAAAAGATCTAAATATCCTTCTTGTAGACCAACACCTTCAGCTTGTAAAGATCCAGGTAAAGGTAAAAAATGGGGTAAAACAAAATGATCAAATCAGTAGACATAGAGAAAGAAGAATGTACGCCCTGTACTTCTAAGCGTAATAAAAAACTTATCTACAAGCTCATAGAGCATACTGTATATAATTGGCCTAGTTCTATGAATGAGGCCTACAGTGAAGGAACTTTAAAAAAGTTTATTCAAAAATTTAAAGATGAGGCTGAAGATTTAAATATTAATGTTACAGATGAAGATCTAGAAAATTATATTAAGAATTTTGATAAAGGAAAAGAAAAATTACCTCCCGATCAAAGAGATTTAGATAAATGGTCTATTTCTAAACTTATTAAATTCGCAACTGCAAGCCCTGGAGATGAAGCACCTGAAGCAATAGATATAACACCAGATGTAGTCTACCACAACGATGATGATAGTATTGTAGTATATAATGGAAGTAAAGAAGGCAATTGTATTAGATTTGGAAAGGGAGAAAAGTGGTGTATAACTAGAGGTTCGTATGCTAACTATAGGTATAGCTTAAACAAAGGTTATCCTACTTTTTACCTGGCTAGAAATACAAACCTGCCTGATAGTAATAAACTAAGCTTTGTAGCTATTCAAGTTAGAAATCCTGAGACAGAAGATGTAGACGAAAGATACGTTTATACAAATAGAGGGAATTCGCCTAACGAATCAGAGCCAATGAGTCTAGATCGACTCGAAAGAGAAGTTCCTTGGCTAAGAGAAATCCCAAACCTTGAGAATGTTCTGAAATACATACCGCTATCAACCGGCGAAAAAGTAACACAGCAGTATAAGAATAATCCTGTAAGTTACAGCGAGTGGACTAAACTCCCGTTTTCAGTAAAGAAACAATACCTAGTTGTCAGGAAAGACGTTAGAGGGCGAAACGGTAACGAGAGAATCTTTAGTGATATAGACGATAGAGATTTTGTAGAAAACCATTTAGCGAAATATCCAGAAATACTTAATTTCGTAGCTACCACTCCTGGTGTAATTAAACCTACTATCCTTATAAGAGCCCTAGAAAAGTTCCCTGATTCGGCAAGACGTTCGATAATGGCAAACTTCTTTGAAGATGTCGATCAAAAATATTTAGCATCTTCATTCTTACCTTTCAACGTCAAGAAGCTTTTAGTTAAACTCGGTAAGTACGAATTAAAACCTGATGAGAGACTGTATGTAGCTAAAGACGGTGATACAATAGTAAAGTTAACTTTTGAAGATCCATTAAAGATTCAATTGTATCAAGAAGATGATAATTACCCGAATGTAAAACTGACAAAAAGAACATCAAAATATTTACTAGATTATCCTGAATTAGAAAAAGTCCCTTTTAAGACTTTTGTAGATTTAGTAAAGGACGGAGCAATAAGTAACGATGTAATTAAAAAGTTAGTAGAAAAGATAAAAGAGAAACCCGGAGAGAGCGGTATTACGGTCAAGCCTGTTGATGATGGTGATATTATACTAGATTCAAGTTCTCTGACCTCGTTTAAGATAGACAAAGAAGGTAATATAACACAGGTACCGTTTAATGACGAAGAAGTACAGCAAGCATTCGACGACTCTATAGATAATGAAACATTCCAGAAGAATGTTCTTAACATATTTAGAACAAATAAAGATATTCCTGCTACCGTAGACAAAGACGCTTTATTAAACGTTGTAGAATCGATACCTTACGGTAATAGAACATTTGGAGAAGGAGAGGATAGGGTGGTGTTATTATCGACGCCGCAAGGTGAGAGGAATTTCTTTTTTATGCAAACTAATCCTACAAGCGGTAGGGCCTATACTATTTCACCGGCTCTATTTGGAAGAGGTAGAGACTGGAGACGATATGATACTCAAGAAAATTTAGATCGATCAATGTATCCTGCCTATTTCAATTACTTAAGACAGAGCGGTAATTTGATTGACGACGCTCTGCTGATCGATATCCTAAGTAACGGAATGTATACTAGTTTGTATAACTTTGCCGCTTCTAATCCCCCTGTTAATCCGCAAAATAGGTATAAATTAGCAGTTGATGGTGATAGGGTTTTATTAATAGATCCACAAAATCCAAGAAATACTCGTAAGCCATCTACACGTAGTGGACTAGTACAAGCACCAATTTCTGCTGCAAAAGCAAATCAACTACTAGGCGTTCAAGCCCCACAACAACAACCCACACAACAGCAACAGCCACAACAGCAAGGCGTAACACGTGCCTACTGGCAACAACCTGCACCGGTAGGTAATATTAGTGTAGGAGACAAAATGACCGAATTAGGCGCAGCCGTGCAATTTAATAGACTCCCAGACCGAGATAGACGTAGATTGAATATTGATAACGCAGCTCCTCTCAACCGCTTAACTGATGGAGGTGCTCGCCGTAGAAACCAGTTATTAGGAACTGCCGGAATTGTAACAGATGCAATAGCTGTAGGCCAGAGCCGTATGTATATAATAAGACTTAGAAACGGTCAAACTGTAATTTCAATTAAGGTATATCCAGGTAATAGAGAATATTTACTGATACCTGGTCAAGCAGCTCTACAATTAAACGAACCTGGAGATTTAATAACAGCACTACGTCAACGTAACCTGGCAGAAGCTAAAAAATATTTAATAAGAAGTTATTTAGATACTAACCCTGCTAATCTAGAAGAGTTTAAACAAATTTTGCGTAAGCATATAAATAAGAAGCATGAATAAGAAAGTAATAGTAGAAATACTACGCCGCATTGTAAAAAAGAATATAGTGGAGAATGCACCTGCTCCTTCTAAACCAAAAGAAAAACCGGACGTAGCCGAACCGCCTACTAAAGCACCAGGTAAACCAAAACCCCGCCGTCCTCTAGGTAACCCTGATGTTAAACCTGCACCTAAGGCCAAAGCTTCAATGAAAGAAGCTGAAATGTTAGATAAAATCGTTAAACGTTTTAGAACAACTAAAAAGAATGGCTAAACTTCTAGAAATAGAATACGAAAAAATATTTTCACCTAAGACTATGAACGCCCTTAAGGGTAAGTCTGGTGAGTCTTTGCGTCAAATGACCGGCAATAAAGATCTGATGCAAACACTTTTACGTTCCCAAGAATTATTAAATCAAATTATCGAAGCCGAAGACGGGTACCGCGACGAATTAGAAATGGTAGCTGCACAGATGGTTACTGATGCGTACCCGATTATTGATTATGCAAATATAAAAATAGACGGTAAGATCGTTGGGGGAGAGAACCTAGATATACAACACCCACCGCCACAGGACGATCCATCATCACCTAGTTTTGGAGAAGGAGATCCAGAAAAGTTAAAAGCTAAGCGACGTATTATAAACGGTATTACTCAAGGTGCTTCTATAAGAGGCTCTTTTGGTTTTATGCTTTTTAAGGAGTATTTAGATCAATTAAATCCAGAACTAGTTGCAAAATATAATGAGATATTAAAACTAGTATTCGGGATTTACGATGACGAGAACGCTATTGCTATGATGCTAGCTGCACTTGCTCAAGGACAGAAAATGCAAGGAGGTGAAAGCGATATGGAGTATGACGAAGAGAATGAGCAGTTTGTTATTAAAGCTAAAGCACTTTGTTTTCCGATGCTTGTCCACGAGATAGTAAAAGGATTATACGAGATAGTAGGAACTGAAGGATTTGGTGCCGACAAAGAAAAGAATCAAGCCATTGTAGGTGCTGTAGATAAATTATCTAATGAACCAAACGATTTACGTTTCGGTAAATTTTTCTACGATGCTATTTCAAAACTTTATAACGAGAGTAATGTAGAAGATGCACGTGTTCGTGAATTATTTTTTGCCGAAGTATATAAATTAGGTGAAGACGAATTTATTTCTTTTGTAGAGAATGCTGTTAATGATGAATTGATACCTGATCAAAAACAGTGGGCTACAAATACAATGAAGGATATCGAAAAGGATCTGAAGAAAGACGATACAGGTCTAGAAGATTTAGATGAAGGAATAGACGATCCAGTAAAGCCTGGAATTCTTAAAAAAAGACTTGGGAAACTATCATGCTCAAGGGTTAGATCTGCTAAATCAAAACTAAAAGATAAAGGAACTCACTACGCAAAAGCACTTCAAAGATACTTAAACTATCATTGCTAACTATTTATTACCATGATAAAGCTAAAAAATTTACTACCCGAAGGACAGTGTAACGAGTGCGGACGTGATTGGAATCACGGACATGATCACGAAGCTGGTATGGCCAAAAACGAGTTAAGAGATGCGATCTCCAACGCTTCTAAGATAGATCAAATGATCGGTGAAGGAGATAATCTACCGGGCTGGGTTTCCGCTTACATTTCTCTTGCAGCTGACTATATGCATTCAGTAGCCGAGTATCTTGCAGGCGAATCTAGTAGAATGGATGAACCAGGACCTGGATACGGAATGATGGAAGGTGTTTTATCTGAAGTAACCCCTGGTGCAGACGAAATCGAAAAAGCTATTGAAGCCGGTAAAATCGATCCAAAAAAGGTTGAAGATGCTGCTAAAAAAGCAATGCAGGGAGACAGTACCGATCTAGCATTATTGATGGTAAATGCTATGGCAGGGTTACACGAAGCTAAGAAAAAGCCTTCTGCCGGTCTTACTAAAAAACAAAAATCTAGGTAAAATGAATCTAGACAAATTAAAAGGACACGTACCCGACGCTGTAATCAAACAGATTCCTGAAGTAGGAGAGAAGTTTGCTATCAATACACCCTTGCGCCTTGCACATTTTCTCTCTCAGTGCGGACACGAGAGCGGTAATTTTAGAGTAGTAAACGAAAATTTAAATTACGGTGCAAAAGGATTACTTGGTCTTTTTAAAAAGTATTTTCCTACACCAGAAAAAGCTAAATTATACGAGCGTAAGCCCGAAAAAATTGCTAACTTAATCTACGGAGGTAGAATGGGTAACGGTCCAGAAGCATCAGGAGATGGATGGAAACATAGAGGGCGCGGATACATTCAATTAACAGGAAAGGATAACTATACAGCATTTGGTAAAGCAATTGGTGTAGATATTTTAGCCAATCCTGACCTTGTTGCTACAAAGTATCCTCTGTTATCGGCTGCCTGGTATTGGAATAGCCGTAAGATTAATGCAGTAGCCGATCAAGGAGCTACCGACGTTGTAGTGACTAAAATAACTAAACTCGTAAACGGAGGTACAATTGGCCTTGCAGACCGTATTAAACATTTTAAAGAGTATCACGACTTATTAACATAATATGAAAAAGAAAACATTACTTAGCGAAGTTCGCCAGCTACAAAAGATTGCCGGTATTTTGAAGGAAAACAGCTCTGCCAATGAGTACGCTATGGATATAGTTGACATGCTGTCATCTGGAGCAGGAGAATCAACAGGCTTAAACACACCAGCTTTTGAAAATATAGTAGCAAAAATTAAATCTGAAGGTCTAATAGATGCAGTAAGTAAAGTTTTAGTAGATTACATAAACAGTGGGGAAGGATTTACTGAGGAAGATATTATCGGACTTCAAAAATTCGGATTCAATATGCAAGGAGCTGATGTAGGCGGAGATGATTCTACAATGCGTCAAATAGAAAGATGGTATTGGAACACTAATCCACGTGTAGATAATATGTCTCAAGAAGAAGTTGAAAGAGCCCTTGCAGACCATTACGACGAGTGGATTAAATCCAAACATTTTTACGACGGAAATATACAAGCTTACTTCGACGAAGTTGAAAGAAATGGTGATTGGTATTAAATAAGACTATGACAACTAGAGATATCATAAGAAGGTTAATACTCAATGAAGTTGAGAGGATGGAACCAAAAGTTAAATCTTTTGAAGATGATCCTATTAACTTTATACTACAGAAGTATCCTACCCTTAGAAAGACCTTGGAGATGTTAATGTCTCCTGCTTATAAAGACTATATTACAGGTATATACATTATTGCACCCAAGCCCACTACCTTTAAAATAGTTCTTCATAATGGACAGACTTTTATGCTTACCTTCCTAGGTAAGGCCTATGAGGCTACAGTAGCGGGAAAGAAGTTTTACCTGCAGACAATCGGGGAAAGGGAGAGATGTACTAATGCTATCGCACGTATATTATCCGTCGGTAATCCCATTGAGACTAAGGGTCCTGAAGGTGAAGAGCAGGTAGCCGGTGAACCAGAAGAGGCAGAAGAAGAAACACCGCCTGCAGAAGCTGAAGCAGAAGAAACAGAAGCCTAAAATATAAAGCCCTCCAAATTCGGAGGGTTTTTTGTTGGAGGTTTGAATATTTTTTCTTATTATCAATAAAACCTAGAGCATGAGAACAAAAAGCGTTATTAGAACGATAAATACTATTTGCGGAAAAACTATTAGCTACCTACAAGTCGATGGACAGGTTAGTAAAATGCATTCTGTAGACGGACCGGCCCTGATTTATGCCGAAAATGAAGGCAAAGCACCCGAATATTACCTTTACGGAATCCGGTATTCAAAAGCAGAATGGAAAGAAAGACTAACCCAGAAGAAAGTTATAGCTCCTACAGATATATCTTCTGATTCACTACTTTAAACTATTTATTAATAAACGACACTATGATATTTAATCTACCAAAGTTCTTAGTAGAGAACAGATTAACTAAGCGTTCCAAGTTGAACGAAGAGGATAATGTCGGTGGCATGACTAAAACTGATGCCGAAAAACTGGCCATGGGAGCAGAACAAGGTGATGAAGAGATGTTTGATCCTGATGCCGATAATCCTTATAAATCCGATGACGAGAAGGAAGATTTTGGAGGCGAAGTAGAAAAAGAACCGGCACCAACAAGCGTTAGGACTGATAGACAGACTAAAAATCTACATACTAAAGAACTTAAATTAAAAGGTCTAGAAGACCAAAAAGATGCATTATTAATGCAGCTTAAGAGCGGACAATTAAGTCTAGATCAATATAAAGCCGCTATTGGTAATATTCCTGCACAAATTAAAAAACTAAGAGCCGATATTCAAAAGGCTATGCAACCTGAATTAGATGATCAAGACGATCTAGCTTGAGGGGTTATAAATTTTTATAAATGACGACCACGCGTACAGCTATAGGTGATGCAATTAAACAAGAATTAATACGGTGTAAACAAGATCCTGTATACTTCATGAAGAAGTACTACACTATTCAACACCCTACTAGAGGTAGAATGACCTTTAATCTCTACCCGTTTCAGGAAAAAGTTCTTAGACTTCTACAAAGACACGATTACACGATTATAAATAAGTCGAGGCAGTTAGGTATTTCTACCTTAACCTCTGCATTTGCACTGTGGATGATGTTGTTTGAACAGGATAAAAACGTTCTCGTTCTTGCAACTACACAAGCCACAGCTAAGAATATGGTAACAAAGGTGAGATTTGCCTACGATAATCTACCTACTTGGCTACAAATGCCTGTATTAGAGCATAACCGCTTGAGTTTACGTTTAAAAAACGGTTCACAAATTAAAGCCGTTTCAGCTGCCACAGACAGTGCTCGTTCAGAAGCGGTATCACTACTTGTAATAGACGAAGCAGCCTTTATTGATAGAATTGAAGACATATTTACAGCCGCACAACAAACACTTGCAACCGGAGGTCGATGTATAGCCCTCTCCACACCAAATGGAGTCGGTAACTGGTTTCACAAAGAATTTACTCGTGCACAAAACGGGGAAAATAAATTTACTCCTATTGCTCTTCCATGGACTGTGCACCCAGAAAGAAGCCAAGCCTGGCGTGATGAACAGGACGCAACCCTAGGTAAGAGAAATGCTGCTCAAGAATGTGATTGCGATTTTAGTACATCAGGTAACACCTTCCTAGAACCTGATACATTAAACTGGTATCAGTTAAATACAGTGAGAGAGCCGCTAGAAAGAAGGGATATGAACCACTCTTACTGGTTATGGGACTATCCAAATTCGATGGCTACTTATTTAGTAGTAGCAGACGTAGCACGCGGAGATGGATTAGACTTTTCTACCTTTCATGTCATAGAGACAGAAACTATGACCCAGGTCGCCGAGTTTAAAGACCAATTAGGTACAAAAGACTTTGCACGTAAGTTAGTTTCAGTAGCTGTAGAATGGAATAACGCAATGCTTGTGGTAGAGAATGCAAACATTGGATGGGATGTAGTAACAACAATACAGGAAATGGGTTATCCAAACCTATACTACTCTCCTAAATCAGAGATAGTAGGCACACAGATCGAGCTTTACGTAGAAAAATTTGATAGAGGAGATGGAATGGTACCGGGATTTAGTATGAATCAAAGAACGCGCCCTCTCGTACTTGAAAAAGCAAGATCATTCCTAGAAGAAAAAAGCGTTGTGATTAGGTCCCAGAGACTTCTAGATGAGTGGCGAGTGTTTATCTGGAAAAACGGTAAAGCACAAGCCCTCCAGAGCTACAACGATGACCTTGTGATGTCTCACAGTATTGGCTTGTTTTTACGTGATACAGCAATCAGATTCCGTCAAACGGCTATGGACCTGGCTTACGCAAGTCTTAATAATTACACTAGAACACAGGGTGGATTTCAGGTTTATACCCCAAATAATAGTCAAAATCAACAAAATCCATGGCAAATGCCCGTAAATGGCCAGCAGGAAGACATCGGGTGGCTACTTGGATAAAGATATTTATTAGATATGGCAGATCAACAACCACAAAGGAACCTATTTTCGACACTTAAACGCCTGTTTTCTACTGATGTTATCATTAGAAACGATGGCGGAACACTTAAGACTGTCGATGTAAATCAAATACAGGTAGACGGCGTACTACAAACGAACGCACTCGTTGATCGCTTTAACCGTATCTACACTACATCAACCTCTTACGGGGTAAACCTTAACCTTTCACAGAATTATCAGAGTGCAAGGGTACAGATTTATTCTGACTACGAGGCCATGGACACAGATCCTATTATTGCATCCGCTCTAGATATTATCGCCGACGAGTGTACATTAAAGAATTCACAAGGCGACGTAATTCAAATCCGTTCATCAGATGAAAACATTCAGAAAATACTTTATAGCCTTTTCTACGACGTACTCAACGTTGAGTTTAACTTGTGGTTCTGGATTAGAAATATGTGTAAGTATGGTGATTTTTTTCTTAAGCTCGAAGTAGCAGAAAAGTATGGAGTCTACAACGTAATCCCGTTCTCAGCCTATAATATTGTACGCCTTGAAGGAACTAATCCTTCTAATCCATCAGAGGTGATCTTTAAATACGACCCAACTGCTGCATTAGGCGCTACTGCAGGTTATTCTACCTCATATCAGAACACTGACCTAGGTATTACGTTCTATAATTATGAAATGGCACACCTAAGATTAATTGGTGATGTTAATTACCTACCTTACGGACGTTCTTATCTAGAGCCTGGACGTAGACTGTATAAGCAATACATCTTAATGGAAGATGCGATGATGATTCATCGCCTTACTCGTGCACCACAACGCCGTATTTTCTACGTAAACGTAGGAGCCATTCCTCCAAACGAGGTTGAGAACTACATGCAGCGTATGATTAACAAGATGAAAAAAACTCCCCTTGTTGATCAGAAGACAGGTCAATACAATTTGAATTATAACGTACAGAACATGCTTGAGGACTTCTTCATTCCTGTACGCGGTAACGATTCTTCTACACGTATTGATAATGCACCACCACTAGAGTATAACGGTATTGAAGATATCAACTACCTACTTAATAAATTATTTGCAGCCCTTAAGATACCTAAAGCATTCCTTGGATACGAAAAAGACTTAACAGGTAAAGCTACATTGGCTGCTGAAGATATTCGCTTTGCACGTACCATCGAAAGAATTCAGCGTATTGTTATATCCGAGTTAACTAAGATCGCCCTCGTACATCTCTATGCCCACGGATACGATGACGAATCATTAACTAATTTCGAACTTTCACTAACTACTCCTTCTATTATTTACGAGCAAGAAAGAATTGCACTCATGAAGGAGAAGACTGATTTAGCAGCTCAAATGATAGAAATTGGATTAATGCCAACTGATTGGATTTACGATAAATTATTCCACTTCTCTGAAGAAGAGTTTGATGAATACCGCGACTTGATTATAGAAGATAAGAAGCGTAAATTCAGAATGACTCAAATTCAAGAAGAAGGTAACGATCCGGCAGAAAGCGGACAAGCCTACGGTACACCTCATCAAATCGCCTCCATGTACGGCGGTTATGGTTCAGCACCATTATCCGGAGAGAATGTTCCACAAGGTTACGACGAAACTAATCCTAGCGAACCCGTGAAACTTCCAGGCCGTCCGGCAAACAAAGTTTCACTTATTAATACTTCTGACGATCCTCTTGGAAGAGATAGAATGGGTGTGTATGATCTGAAATCAAAACCTAACTCAGGTGAAGATGCAGGTGGTTTAAGATCGAAGTTTACAGGAGGAAGCCCGCTATCTTTGAGAGAAAATAAACATACAACTGTAGCAAGTTATTTAACCAATAAAGCAGCATTAGAATCATATAAGAAAAATAAGAGAGTTAATATTTACGAGAATGATAAAACTAGTGAGTTATTAGACGAATCACGTATTAGACCAGATTCAGATTTAATCTAATACGTTGATATTTATTACTAAGCTTAGGATAAATGATAAAACATAGCAAATACAGAAATACAGGGATTTTATTTGAGCTTTTAGTACGTCAGTCTACCTCAGACTTGATGGTAAACAAGGATCCCAAAGCTGTCAAAATTTTTAAGAAGTACTTCACAAATACGGAGTTAGGTAAGGAGTATAACTTATATAATACTATTACAGCTTCACCAAAGCTTACTGAATCTAAAGCCGAAGTATTAGTTAATACTGTTATTGATCAGGCAAAAAAATTAGATAGAGAAAAGCTTGATAAAGAAAAGTATAACTTAATTAGAGAGATTAAAAAATATTACGATCTCGATGATTTCTTTAAGGCAAAAATACAAAATTATAAAGTATACGCTTCTGTCTATACACTTATTGAGAATCAATTAACTAAGAAGTTTACAGATACTAAGCAGATTATCACTAATAAGTTAACTCTCCTTGAACATATTACTAAAGAAGCTTTGACTGAGAGAAAAGTAGCTTCTAGAGTGGTGGAAGAGTTTATGAAAGAAGATAAAGAGATTAGAATACTAGCCTATAGAATACTTGTCGAGAAATTTAACGAAAAGTATGCAAGTCTTTCAGGGGATCAAAAAGATTTGTTAAAAGAGTATATTAACAATGTTTCTGATACAAAAAAATTAAGAACCTATCTCAATACAAAATTGCTCGAAGTTAAGACCGAGCTCGTAGACCTTAAGTCTAACGTAGGAGATAAGGTTCTTCAAATAAAATTAAATGAGGTTTTGAATTTTATTAAGCCCCTCGGTCCAAATGATTCTATTAAAGATGAGGTATTAATCGGCTTAATGCAGTACTACCAATTGATTAGTGAGCTCAAAGCCATAAAATAATGAACAATCAGTTCGCCACACAATTTTTACTTGAAGATCTCGAAGATGTATCTCACGAAGAATTACCTTTTGACATAGAAGGAATGGTCGAAAAAGCGATGTCTTTTGGTTTGACTCGAATCGAAGCATTAGCAATGGTGCAGGAGATTATTAAGAACTTTAAGCTAGACGAAGACGGAGCAGCTGCAGCTCCTGCAGGCGGAGGAGGTAGTACGACAGGAGGCGGGTCGACCGCAGGCGCATCATTTACTCCAGGTACTGGAGAACAATACGCATCTACAAAAGCATTCAAAGGTACACGAAAGAAAAAGTATCAAGAAGATGCACCCCGTCTTGCCGGTGATCCTTCCAAAACGACTTCTCAAGGAGCTAAAAATCTTTCTGCTTATTCTAGTGTTGGATTTACCAAAGCCCCAAATGCTGAAGAGGCTGGCGAAAAAATGAAAAGTATCGATGTTAAGATGCTCTGGAAAGAAGGAAATGGTGAGGTTGAAGTGAGCTGGAGTATGATCAAGGATACAGTAAAAATGCTAGGTAAGAGAGATTTAGGTATTGAACCGAATTCCCCAACCGGACAGGCATTTTTAAAAGACGTAGAAGAAGCTTTCAACGAAGGTCTTATAGCAAGCGAAAACGACTTAATACATTTTATACACGGCTATAAGGAAACTTTGAGAGAATCTCGAGCCTACTCCCAATTTAAAAAGCAAGCTGCTATTAGGTCTAAGGATCAGCAAATGCACGAGGCCGTAAAAATGATTCACAACAAACTCGAAGAGGTATCTAAACTTGTAGAATTTGCTCAGCAAATGAGAACTGAGTTATCTGAAGGTGAAAATACTCTTGAATATAAGCATAACACAAAAAAGATATTTGAAAAAATCAATTCTAAAGTAGTTGAAGTCTATACAAAAACCAGAAATTTAAAATAAAGTCATGGCAAAAGGAAAAGGTGGAGGAGACTCCAGAAAAATCACCTTCGGTAAGCGTAAAACAGGTTCGGCGAAGAAAAGTTACAATAAACATAGCCCGAGACCAAAAGCCTATCGCGGGCAAGGAAGAAGACCTTAAAGATATTTATTATTATGAAAAACATTCAAGCTCAATATCAAGACCTTCTAGAAGGTAAGATGTCTAAGGTAAATTTTATGCGTAATGTACGTATGCAATTTCCTCAACATATATCTCCTACTACTTCTTACGATGATTCTGTAAGAATTTTAAAAGGGAAGCGTATACTTTCTGAAGCTAAAAAACCAGAAGGCGTTTACGGACATAATCCGAATGCCGAAACGGATGAGTACAGAGGTATTGATCATTTAAACTACTATCAAGTATACCATGGCATTCAGTATGAGCTTGCTAAAATGCCTGAGATTACTGATGAAAATTATATCAAGGCTAGAAAGAAGGTGGTAGATACTATCATGAAAGATCCTGATGCATATAAAGATTTGCAGCTTGCAAATTTTAAAGCTGTTAAAGAGATGGACAAGGATCTTGAAATGAAAGATGTAAAAAAGAACAACCTCAACGATAAGCCAAACGAGATGAAGGTTGTTAAGAAGGACGCTACAGCCAATACTCAAGATACTCTCGAGAAAAAAGAAAAGAAGAAAGCCAAAAACGGTAAAGGTCTTGAACACATGACCCAGACCCCTAAAGGGAAGTTAGAAGCTTTTGCTACTCCAGGAAAAGAAAAAGTGATGGCTCTCAAAGAGCACATCCTTGACGAACTGACTACCCAAAACCCGCATCACGAAGATTTTCATAAGGGTATGGAAGTTTATAAAAAAAAAGGTGATGGCGTTCCTGGGAAAGTAATCGAATTCGATGGGCATACTGCTACAGTTGAGTGGCAAGATGGTCACAAAGAAGACTTACAAAAGAACGTTCTTACAAAAATTAAGCCTGAGAAAACTACTATGGAGTTACCTTCTAGCGAGCAAAAGCCTCGTACAATGGTTCCATGGAGTAATAATGAAGAAAAAGTAAATGAAGATCCTGTAGGTCAACAAGCTGCAGGTGATCCTGAAGAAGAAGAGAGTTTACGTAAAAATGTAATTAAGAGAGAAGATAAGATTAAGGCTTTGAAAGAAAAGCTTGTCAAAGCTATGAAAAAAGAAGCTGTAAGATATAATATTGGTACAGTATCTCCGGATACAGAATATAGAAAAGGTGCAGATCCCTCTCTTGAAAGAGAGCTTCAGAACGCTGGGGTTAAGTTTACGAAAACTAACGTATAATGAGTAAGCAAGTCTTAATAGAATATTTACCGTTTACCCCTCTACCAAGGCAACTACACGAGGCTAGGATGAATCCTAAAGCTCCATTGATTGTAGCCGGTCTTGTACAGGCAGCCGATAAGCCTAATGCAAACAGACGTATTTACGATTTTGATACTCTTGCCAAGCAGGTACAATTGTATATTGACGGGCCAATCAAAGAAAGAAGAGCACTCGGTGAACTCGATCATCCTGAATCTTCTGTAATCAATCTTAAGAACGTTTGTCATAACATTACAAGACTCTGGTGGGAAGGTAAAAACTTGATGGGTGAATTCGAGATCTTAGATACACCTTCAGGTAATATTCTTAAAGAACTATTCATGAATAACATTACTGTAGGTGTTTCATCACGTGCAATGGGATCGGTTTCACCAATCGGGGAAGGTTTGGTTCAAGTAGAAGACGATTTAGAATTAATTTGCTGGGACTTTGTTTCAACTCCATCTACATACGGTGCTTATGTAAAGCCAATAGGTGGATTGAATGAATCTTACAATCCGCAGAGCTTTGATCAAAAACAAAGTACTGTTAACAGACTGATTTCAGATATTATCTGTACACAGAGCGGTGTTTGCTGTATAAAATAAAAATTTTTACTAAGAATCAAGGTTTTCCGTAGAGGCAGGTATATTTATGATAGTATGCCATCCTAATATGGCATCTTGTATTCTATACACCCTTATATTGCTACCCTACTAATTAGCAATCTCCCAAACAAAATTCAAGATGGAAAATCAAGAATTGTTTAAGCAAGCAATCCTTGACGCAAAGGCTGTTCGTGAGACTGCTATGGCTGCCGCCAGAACTACTCTCGCCGAGCATTTTGAGCCTTTTATCAAGGAAACCATGGAGAAAGAACTCACAAAAGAAGAGGACGAAACCATGGAAGAGGCTACTGAAATGGAGGAAGCTAAAATGCATGACGATAAAAAAGAAATGCATAAAGAAACTACCGAAATGGAAGAAGCTACTCTAGATGAAATCCTAGCTGAATTAGACGCTCTTTCTGAAGAAAAAACTGAAGAAGGAGATGACACGCTTGAAGAAAAGCATGTTAAATCTGATGGCTACGATGGAAAAGCCGCTACACGCGAAACTGGTTATGATGAAAAAGCCAAAGTATCTCATGGCGATCACAAACTTCACGAAGCTGAAGATGATGAAAAAGAAGAAGAGGACGACGAAGCTGAAGAAGCTGGCGAAGACCTTACAAAAGACATCGAAGCTGGTGAAGGTACAGAAGAACAAGAAGTTGTTGACATTACTGTAGGAGAGCTTAAAGACATCATCCGTGATGTATTTATGCAACTTCAAGGTGGTGGTGGAGCTCTTGATGCTGGTACTGATCTTGCCGCTGATTTAGGTGGTGGTGAAGAAATGGAAGCAGGAGAAATTTCTCTTGACGAAATTCTTGCCGAACTTGAAAAAGAAGAAGGTAAAGGGGCAATGGAAGAAGGAGCAGAAGCTGGTGACATCCCCGGTGGAACTGGTAATCTTGCTCACGTTGCAAAAGTTGAAGAGATGAAGAAAGAGCTTAACGAGGCTGTTAAGACTATCAAAGCTCTTAAGACTGAATTGAATGAAATAAATCTTTTCAGCGCTAAACTTCTTTACGTAAACAAAGTTTTCAAAGCTAAGAATCTTTCTGAAGCACAGAAAACTAAAGTAATCAACGCCTTTGATAGAGCAATCTCTGTTAAAGAAGTTGAAAATACTTACAAGACTTTACTTGAGTCTTTAAGCGTAGAGAGCAAGAAATCTTCACTCAAAGAATCTGTAGGTTTCGCATCAAAACCAATTGGTAACGCTCCAGCTCGCCCAATTGTAGAAGCAGATGCCTTCGTATCAAGATGGCAAGTGCTTGCTGGAATAAAATAATCAATTTTTAACCAAATTTTAATTTCACAAAATGTCAAACTTAGTTAATTCTCTTCTAGAAAGCGCTAACCCTTACAACGACCAGTTGGGCGTTAGCCAGAAGCTTGCTAAGAAGTGGGCTAAATCAGGCCTTCTTGAGGGTTTGAAAGACTACGACCGCACTAATATGGCCGTAATTCTTGAAAACCAAGCTAAGCAGCTCGTACTCGAATCTTCTACAACTGGTGGTGGTGTTACCAACGGTGCTACCTTTACTCCTGGTAATGGTGAGCAGTGGGCTGGTGTCGCTCTTCCACTTGTACGTAAGATCTTCGGACAAATTGCATCTAAAGAATTCGTTAGCGTACAGCCAATGAATCTTCCTGCTGGTCTAGTATTCTACTTAGATTTCCAGTACGGTAACAACGTACCTCTGCCTTTCGTAAAAGGACAGTCAGTTTATGGTACTTTAAACCAAACTCCAACTAGTGGATTTGGTAACTTAGCACAAGGTGGTCTTTATGGAACTGGTCGTTATGGCTATTCTATTAACCAGTTCTCTGCATCTGCTGGAACTGTAGTTACTACTGCTGCTAATTTCGAGCAAGTTAACTTTAACCAAGACTATTCTCAGTCTATCGTTGACGGCAAAATGATTCAAATCGCCGTTCCTACTGCTTCTTTGAGCACTCCAGACCTTAACGGTATCCGTGCTTTCGAATTAAGTGGTAGCGGAGCTGTTGTTACCCCTGCAACTTTGATCAATGAGTTTACTGCCCTTTCCGGCGGTAACATCTTGTTCTATGTAAGCGGTTCAAACGCAGCTGCTGTTGATGCTGTAACTGGATCAATCTGGGTATGGTATAACAAGCAAACCAATTTCCAAACTCGTGGTGATTTCGAAGATGCACCAACTGATACACCTACTCCGTTCTCTAACCCGAACGCTGCTGATCCTGCATCTATCGTTATCCCTGAGATTAACGTACAGATGAAGTCAGAGACCATTTCTGCTAAGACTCGTAAGTTGAAAGCTCAATGGACTCCAGAATTCGCTCAAGATTTGAATGCTTATCATTCTCTTGATGCTGAAGCTGAATTGACTGGTATGCTTTCTGAGTATATCTCTCTTGAGATCGACCTTGAAATCCTAGATATGCTTATCGAGAATGCACAAACAGTTGCTAACTGGTCTGCACAAATCGGTAACCAAATCAACGACGCAGGTACTGCTTACGTAAGCAATACTGCTGGTGCTTATTACAACCAAATGTCTTGGTTCCAAACTTTGGGTATCAAGCTTCAGGCTGTATCTAATAAGATCCATCAGTTAACTCTTCGTGGTGGTGCTAACTTCTTAGTATGTTCTCCAACTGTAGCTACAATTCTTGAGTCTATCCCAGGATTTGCTGCTGACACAGACGGAGCTGCAGATACTATGAAGTATGCGTTCGGTGTTCAGAAGATTGGAGCTCTTAACAGTCGTTACAAGGTTTACAAGAATCCTTACATGACTGAGAACACAATCCTTATGGGCTTCCGTGGTAACCAATTCCTAGAGTGTGGTGCCGTTTACGCTCCATACGTACCGTTAATCATGACACCTCTAGTGTACGATCCAAATACCTTCACTCCACGTAAAGGTATCATGACTCGTTACGCTAAGAAGATGATCCGTCCTGAGTACTACGGTAAGGTATATGTTGCTAATTTGAACGTAGCTCAAGCTAGCTAAGGTACTTAGATAGCGAAAATACAAACCGGCCCCTAAAAAGGCCGGTTTTTTTATTTGTATCTATATCAAGAGGTTATAAGATTTAACACTGTGAATTTTATTTGGAAAGCCTCACTATTTATATCAAATAGGTATACATGGTTCAGACAACAGTTACAAAGAAGAGAAAACTTAAGAATCCAATCAAATTCCAGGTTACACTTAACGAAGAACAGAAATCTGCAAAAGCACAGATTCTCGGGAATAAGATAACAGTTTTGAGAGGAGGTGCAGGATCTGGTAAATCGATGGTAGCAGCACAAGCTGCTCTTGATTTGCTCTTTACAGGTCAGGTTGAAAAGGTAATTTTAACAAGACCAGCCGTGACTGCAGGAGAAGAATTAGGTTTTATGCCTGGGGATAAAGATGCAAAACTTGCTCCTTACACAGCAGCAATATATGACAACATGTATAGGCTGTATAGCAAGGAGAAGATCGATAAAGAAATCATAGAAGGTAGGATTGAAGTCATTCCTGTAGCCTTTATGAGAGGTAGAAATTTAACGAATTGTTGTGTAGTAGTTGATGAAGGTCAAAATATTACACATAGGCAAATGGAGTTAATCTTGGGTAGAATATGTGAAGGCTCAAAAATGATAATATGCGGGGATACTGCTCAGATTGACTTAAAAGATAAGAGATTATCAGGTTTTGGATTTATTTGTAATAATTTGACAAGTGTAGAAGGCTTTTCAGTCGTGACTTTGAAAACAAATCACCGTGACCCGATCGTTGAAGACATTTTAAAAATATACACAGATCATAGAGACTAAATAATATGGCAAATCCTATAATTTACAACGGGAATCCAGGACCAATATCAGGAAGTACTCCTTTCGGCTTCTACGATAATAATACAGTATATCAATCTGATGGCCCTAAAGTTGCAAATTACGTAGCCTGGAAGTTAGGATACCCTGTACTTGACGTCGAATTACAGTCTGGATCAATTTATGCATGCTTTGAAGAAGCAGTTTCAATTTATGCTGAAGAGCTCTATCAATTAAAAATCAAAGATAACTATTTAACCCTCGAAGGGCAGCCAACTTCTTCCCTACTTAATAATACTGTAGTTTCACCAAACCTGACTAATCTTGTTAATATAGCAGAAACTTACGGACAAGTAGCAGGAGTAGGAGGATTTGTAAGTTGGAAAAGCGGTTCATTAGAATTGATATCAGGGCAACAAAATTACAATGTATACGATTGGGCAGTTGCATCCCAAAGTATGGATCCTGGAGATAGAATTATTATTCAAAGGGTAATGTATCAAGCTCCCCCTGCAATTTACGGATACGGTTATGGAGCTTATTACCCCCAGCTAGGAGGATCAGGTGCATGGCCTGGGGATTGGGGCGGATATGGAGGTATGGGATATGGCGGAAATAACAGTGTAACTTACTATCCTGTTTTCTGGGATATTCAAAGAATTCAGGAGTTAGAGATGTCAAATGATGTACGTTTACCTGAATGGAGCTTTGAACTCATAGGTACTAACTTAAGAGTAACACCAGTACCTATCGGCAAC